CGATGTCGCGGGTGAATCGCGACGATTCGTCCCAACCGCTAGAAAGCACCCTCCGCGATGGTGGGGCCCCTGCGGATGAACAGCTCGAGCGGGCATCCCTGCTCGCGCAGCACATCAAGAAACTTACCTCCACCATCAAGGAATGACCATGGCAGACAACGACGCTGTTACCGAAGTAATGGAAGCGTTCACCGAGTTCAAGAAAACGAACGACGCGAACCTGAAGAAGCAAAGCGCTGAGCTGAACGAAAAGCTCGACAAGATCAACAAGGTCTTCGACAAGCACGAAGAAAGCAACCAGAAGCTGGTGCTGATCGAGCAGCAGAACAAGGCCATGCAGGAGCAGCTGGACTCGATCGAGAAGATCGCCAACCGCGCCGGCCTGGGCGGCACCGCCGATCCGCAAGCGAAGGCGGCGCAGGAATACATGGAAGCGTTCAACCGCGTCATGCGCAAGTCGGCCGGCGACCGTGATCCGGCGGACATGCAGCTGGTTCGCGATCGCTCGGCCGCCCTGGTCAAGGGCGACGACGCAAGCGCCGGCTATCTGCTGGCGCCGCCGGAGATGCAGAAAGAGATCATCAAGAACATCATCGAGATGACCCCGATCCGCGCCCTGGCAACCGTCCGCACCATCGGCTCCGACAGCCTGAAGATGCCGCGCAAGATCGGCAACGGCGCTGCTTCGCGTATCGGCGAAACCCAGAAGCGCACCAACACTGGCGACCCGTCCTACGGTGTGCTGCAGTTCTTCGCGCCGGAGATGTTCGCCCGTATCGAGGTGTCGCAGCAGATGCTCGAAGACTCGGACTACGACCTGTTCGCCGAACTGCGTGAAGACGCCGCCGACCAATTCGCAGTCCGCGAAGGCCTGGAATCGATCAGCGGTACCGGCGGCTCGGCTCAGATGGAAGGCATCCTGGTCAACCCCGATATCGGCTTTACCAAGAGTGGTGATGCCAACCTGCTGACTGCTGACGGCATGCTGGCCCTGTACAGCGATCTGAAAACCGCATACGCCCGCGGTGCGCTCTTTGGCCTGAACCGCAACACGCTGGGCCAGGTGCGCAAGCTGAAGGACACCACCAATCAGTATCTGTGGGCGCCAGGCATTGCCACCGGTATGCCGAACACCATCCTTGGTGCTGCATACGCGGAAATGGCAGACCTGCCGAACGTTGCCGCGAACGCTTGCCCGATCGTCTTCGCTGACTGGAAGAAGCTGTACGTGATCGCTGACCGCGTGAACGTGTCGCTGCAAGCCGACTACACCACCGGCGCCGATGACGGTCTGGTCGTGTTCCGTGCCCGTCGTCGCGTCGGCGGCGGTGTGCGCCAGGCCGAAGCCGGCCGCAAGCTGAAGATCGCAGCCTAATCGACAGCACAGCCCCGGCCGCGAGCCGGGGCATCCCGCAACCAATTCTCAAGGAATCGTCCATGCGTGACCTGAAATCCAATATCAAACCGGTCCAGTCCCTAGTGCCGGCCACCCGTAATGCGGCTGCAAACGGCACTGGTGTCGATCTGGCGGGCTTCAACTCCGCCTCCGTCATCTTCTCGAGCGGTGCGATCGGCGGCACCGCATCGCCGGCCTTCACCTTCGAGGTGCAGGAGAGCGATGACAACACCAACTTCACGGCAGTCGCCGACAAGGATCTGCGAGGCACCGAGCCGGTTATCACCGCGGCCAACCAGATGTCCCAAGTTGGCTACGTCGGCTACAAGCGTTACATCCGCGCCGTCGTGAAGACCGTCGCCGGCACCTCGCCGACCCTGGACTGCGCGGCAAACGTCATCCTCGGCAATCCCGCTGTCGCGCCGACCGTCTAAGCCATGAAGATCCGCATGCTGAGGAGCGCGCCTGGGTCCGTCGACGGCATCCGGGTCGGTATGTACGAGGTCGGTCAGGAGTATGACCTGTCGACTTCGCCGGGCGCAGTCGACCTGGCTCAGTCCTTCGTCGGCGCCGGCCTTGCCGAGAAACTCGGCGCAGGCCCTGCCAAGTCCGTTGCGGAGGCTGGCAATGTCGGCGCGGCGGAGCACGTCGACGCGGTATGTGTCGAGCAGCCAACCACCCAGGCGAAGCCAGGGCGCAAACCGAAGGCACAGTAATCCCATGAGCCCCGTGACCACCGCTTGGCTCGCCAACGTGCGCGCCGAGCTGGCTGCTCCGGGCGCCATTTTCTTCACCGTCCGTGGCCCAGCCAGTTCGGTGGCGATCTTCCCTGAAGACATAGTCGGCAAGTCCGACGACGAGCTGCTTTCGTTTATCGAAGCGCGGCTCGCTGAGCAATGAAAGAAGTCACCCATGAAGCTCGTGAATAGGCTGAAATTCACAACGACGGCAACGAGCCTGGCTAGCGTCACGTCTTTCACGGGCATCGCTAAATTTCGCACCCCGGCCCAGGCAATTGCTGACGGCAAGGTCGTAATTGGACAAACCGGCCTGCAGATCGTTGCCGAGGATGCGACCAACTGGGAGGAGAGCTACTTTACCGTCGGCGGTACCGCGCAAAACCCGACGCTGACGCGCGAAAGGGTCTCCGATAGCTCGAACGGCGGCAACCCAGTAACGTTCTCGGGAGCGGTGACCATGGCGTGCACGGTCTTCGCCGAGGAGTTGGCAGGGGTGAGCGTGCTGGATCTGCCGCTAGTTTCAACGGCTCCGACTAACGCATCAATCGAGATCACGCTTGCAGACGGTTCGTCGCAGCGCATCTACCCCGGAAGCCTCCAGGCAAACGGTGGCACGTCAACTCCAGTCGACAACCCGCCGACCCTGAGCGCGTTGAGTGCATCTGCGACCGGCGCGACCACCGCGACCGGCAGCGTCACCACGAATGAGACCGGCGGCACGCTCTACTGGCTGTTCTCGACCAGTTCGACGGCAACCGCAGCGCAGGTCAAGGCAGGCAACAGCATGACCGTGACCGCGGCCGGCGCGCAAACGCTGCCGGGGACCGGCCTGACCGCTTCGACGCAGTACTATCTGCACGTTCTGCACCGAGACACCTACCCGCAAGACAGCGCCGTCCTGAGCCTGGGCTCGCCGTTCACCACTCAGGCAGCCGGCACGCCGTCGCCGACCGTTACCGGTGTCACCGTCAGCCCGTCGAGCGCGAACGTCGCGGCAGGTGGCACGCAGCAGCTCACTGCCACCGTGGCAGGCACGAACAGCCCGTCGCAGGCAGTGAACTGGACCGTATCCCCATCCAGCGCCGGCACCGTCAACGGCTCGGGCATGTTCACTGGCGCGAGCACTGGTAGCGCGCAAACCGCCACCGTTACGGCAACCAGCCAGCAGGACCCGAGCAAATCGGGCACCGCCACGATTGCCGTCGCCGCCGTCGCTGCACCTGGTCAAGTCACCGGCCTGACCGCAGGCACGCCGACGAGCAACAGCGTTCCGCTGAGCTGGACCGCAGTAAGCGGCGCATCGGCCTACACCGTGAACTACCGCACTTCGGGATCGAGCACTTGGACGGCCGCATCGACTACCGTGACCGGTACGAGCTATACGCCGTCGGGACTGACCGCATCGCAAGCGTACGAATTCCAAGTCATCGCGACCAATGTCGGCGGGGCGGGCACGCCTTCGGCCACTGTCAGCGCGACGACCACGGCAGCCGCTGCCGCTACGTACACCGTCACCGGCTACTCCGGAGCCAATGGCGCAAACAAAGTCAAGGACGGCCCGATCGATCTTGCCGTCGCGTCGAACTGGACGTATAACTATTCGCCTGCCGGTAAAGGGCTGGCCGCCGACAAGGTATTCAACAACGGCAACGGCTACTTCTACTTCAGGAAGAATGGCGCCGCAGTCACTGGTCGCGTCGTGTCTGGTTGGACCACATCGCCGGATCAGCCGGCACCGACCGACATCCTGTTCTTTAGCACTGCCGTGCCGAGCCCGAACCAGAACGCCAATGCGGGCAACTCCAAAAATGGCCTGGTCACGGCGGGCAACAATGGAACCAACGTGACTGACCAGAGCAACCTGTGGGTGCCTGCCGGGTTTACCGGCAAGATGTACCACCATGTCTGCGAAGTCGATCCGAACGCGCCCGCGTCCGCCCCGGTTATCTTGGGTTGGGCGTGCACGAACCCGACCGGCCTCTCTTTCGCGAACGCATAAATGAGCATCCGTTCATCCGGCGGCAAGCTGCGCACATCTAATAACAAGCTGCGCCTCGTGACACCGGGCGCGACAACCGTCGAGCCGCCGTTCTTTACGGACTTTGGCCTGGGCATGATCGGCCAGTCCAACATGTTCAACCGTCAAAGCAATTCCGGCGTGAAGGTGTACCCATTAGGGCACCCAAGCGTGACGGAATACTACACTGCGGTCGCCACCTCTGCGGCGGGAACACTGCGTCGCATCGGAAATGCCGGCACCGGCGCTTTTGCTGGTGTCGACAAGTGGGGCGCCCCTTCGTCTATCTATGGAAGCAATTTTGCCTCCAGCGGTAGCACCGGCGATGGCCCGGTGATGCTTTCCGGCCTGCTGGCCGAGGGCCTCCAGATGCCGGTGCGCGTCATCAACCGCGCCTTTAGCGGATCGTCCATCGATAGCTGGATCAGCGTTGCCAACGGCGGGCTCGCCAACACGAACGGTGCCAATAAATGGGAAACCTTCGCCTCGGCTGTCCAGCTGCTGGCCGCCCAGCTTGGCACCACGCCAGCTGCGCTCCTGCGCATGGTGGTGTGGCACCAGGGCGAAACCGACGCGCACACGATGACGCCCGCACAGTGGAAAGCAAAGCTAGCCATCGTGCATGCGCAGTGCAAAGCGCTCGCCGGGAACCGTGCCGACTTCCTGTTTGGCGTGTACGCGCTCGGGCCAGGGCATTTCAATAACAGCGCCGAGGGCGAGTTCGGCGCGTTCCGTGTGGCGCAGTATGAGTACGCAACCACCACCCCTGGCGCCTTCTTCGCAGGAAGCGCCTACGATGCGCCGACGCCAATCGACGAGGTGCACATCGGCAGCGATGGCTTCCACCGGATCGACCGCCGTGGCGCCAAAGCTGCACTGTATGCGCTCGGCATCACCTCGGCGGCGACTGGTCGCGGCGGCAACGGCAACGGCCCGCGCATGGTCGGCGCTGCCTGGGACGGCAGCGGCGTCGTGCTCACGTTCGCGCACGCTGGCGGTAACGCCCTGCTGGACGGTGTCGCCGGCACGGGCACGGCGCTGACGGTGTTTGAATTTAAGGATTCCGGCGGCGCGGTAATGCCCTACACCAGCACGGCCATTACAGGCCCCACAACGGTTCGGGTTCCCATGGCGTCTAAACCTGCGACCGTATCGCTCGGGCTGATGAACGTCCCATGCGGCACGGCTAACGGCACCAGTATTTCGTTCAACGCAGCGGCCGGGCTGTACGACAACGATGGCTATTGGCAGTACGGCACGACCGCGCCCACGCCGATCGGTAGCCCGGCGCTGCCGTGCGCATCCATCACCGTTACGGGGAGCTGACATGCTTGGATTTGGAGCGCTTGGCGAGTTTGCGCTCGGGGAGATCAGTAAGACTGTCGCGGACCCACCCGTTACGCAGCCACCTACGGGGGCGATCGACCTGTCCTGGGTTTCCGCAAACCGCATCGTCGTCTTCGAGGGCAGCGGAAGCCGGGTAGTTATTTTCTAAAACTGCAGGAAGCAGTGGAGTTCACATGGCCACAAAAGGACCAACCAAGAAGGGGGACCGCTGGTACCTCGACAAGGATCCAGACGAAAAGAGCTTCTATGCAGCAGATGTTACCCAAGAGCTCGCAGACCGCGGCACCACTGCGGCATCCGTGGCCCCGGTCATTGCCGGAGTAACGGTCCTGATCGCACCGGTCATTCAGACAATCACCGTCGGTGGCATGCAGCGAACCTACGTAGTGATCAAGCTAGGCGGGTTCGATGTCACAGGCGCCGCGGAGAACTTCTGGACGGCTCGGGTCACCTGCGCAAACGGCGAAGAGTTCGATAAAACGACCTGGTTCAATAGGGTGGATACCTAATGATCGACGTGAAAGACATCCCGGCTATCCGAGCACTGCTTGAACAAGGTGAGGCTCAGGTGAAGCCAGAAGTGGAAGCCCAGGGCGAGGTGGTCGAATACGCCCGCGCGCCGGACGGCCCGGGCTATCACCCGACCGGTCGTCCGCCAGCAACGCAAAGGAACAACCGATGAGTACACGACTGGTCGTGCCGCCAGCAGAGCTGGCGGTGTCGATGGAAGCTGCGCGCGCTGCCGCCCGGGTCGACGTCGACGAAGACGGTACCTCAGCACTGGATAGTCAGATCGAGCAGGCGGTGCGCGAAATCACCGAGAAAGCGGAGCACGAAACAGGTCGGGCGCTGATCAATCAGACGTGGCGCCTGACTCTCGACCAGTTCCCGCCGGCGATCCAACTGCCCAGGGCGCCGCTGGTATCGGTGGAGCACATCAAGTTCTACAACACGCCGACGAGCCAGCTGACGCTGGACCCGCAAGACGTCCTCATGGATGCCGAGAGTGAGCCTGGCTACATCGTGCCAGCACCCGGGAAGGCTTGGCCGACTGCTGCAGCTCGAATCAACGCCGTCGAGGTGGAGTTCATGTGTGGCTATGGACCGACACACGAAAGCGTCCCGGCCGCGATCAAGGGCTATATTCTGGCGCATGTGCAGCAGCGGTTCTCGCCAGTGCCGAACGCAAAGCCAGAGAACTTCGAGCGTCTTTTGGATAGATATAGAACTTATATGTAGAGTCCGGTAAACTTGGGCCTCAACGGACCCAATCTCGACACCACCAAATGAGCGCCGATGTAGCGAACCGAGAGCCTGCCGCAAAAACATGTTCAAAATGCGGCCAATCTTACTCGAGCAAGCATTGCAAGCCATGCCGCGCCGCATACCAGCGAGAATGGCTCAAAAAAAATCCCGAGAAGGCGCGAGCGATTGACTTGGCTAACCGCGAGAAGTTTCGTGAAAAAATCGCCAAGCGGGCGGCGGAGTGGTACAAGAATAATCCCGAGCGCGCAAAAGAGAGTCGCCGGAACTATAGGCAGGAGAACGCGGAGAAGAAGCGCGCTATGGATAGGGCTTACTATCTCGCCAACAAGGAGCGGACGCACGCTAGACAGAACGCATGGCGCCGAGCGAACCCTGAGGGCGGACGACTTAATCTATTAAATCGGCGAGCCAGGGTTAGGGAGAATGGCGGAAAACTGTCAAGAGATTTGCCTGACAGACTGCTAGTTGTGCAGAAAGGAAAGTGCGCATGTTGCCGATGCGACTTGTCGTCATCGGGGTACCATCTCGATCACATAGTCCCGCTCATCAAGGGCGGCGCGAATGTTGACTCTAATATCCAGTTACTTTGTCCTTCATGTAATCACTCAAAAGGCGGACGAGACCCCGTCGAGTTCATGCAGGCGAGAGGATTCCTTCTCTAAAAAAAGCACCTTCGGGTGCTTTTTGCTTTACTGGGCAAACTGATGAACCATCGAATCACACTTCTAAGTCGCGCCACGGGCACGAATGCCGCCGGCCGGCCGATTAACGACTGGACCGATGACGCGACGATCTGGGCAGATGTGCGATTCCAGTCTGGAGCCGAGGCGATTCGCGGAGGTGCCGAAAGCTCGATCGTGAAGATCTCGGTCCGGATCCGCACGCGACCCGACGTCAACGGCAGCATGCGCATTCGCTACAAGGGTGTGGAGTACGACATCAAGTCGGTGTTGCCGGACAACAATGATCGGCAGTTCGCGTTCCTCGTCTGCGAGTCCTTCAAATGAGCATGCTTTCGGTCGATATGGCCAGCCTGGACGCGATGCTGGATGCGATGGGCGATCGGGCTGAGGCAGCTGCCCGCCCAGCGGCACAGGCTGCTTCTCAAATTCTGTACGACGAGGTCAAGCGCAACGTTTCGGTCATCCCTCAGAAAACCGGGCGACTCAGCCAGGCTATCTATCAGGTCTATTCGGTATCGAATAGCGGCGACGGCAGGGCGACCTACCACATCAGTTGGAACAACCGTAAGGCGAAGCACGGGCACCTAGTGGAATTTGGCCACGTCGCGCGATATGTCACCTATGTCGGCAAAGACGGCAACTTCTACACCGCCAAGCGCCCGGAGTCGCGGGGTAAGCCAAAGCCTGGTCGCGGTGCCACGCAGGCGGAAAAAGACGCGTATTACGTGCCACTACCGGCGCCTAAGCAGACCCGAGCAATCGCATTCGTCCGTCGCGCCCAGGTGAAGTTCCCGCAGGCGCTTGCAGCTGCGGCTGATGTGCTGCAGAGGGAGATTCAATGACACTGGAAGAAAAGCTGACTGCCGCACTGCGCACAGTGTGCCCGCGCGTGTTCCGCGGCACCGCGTCGGTCGGCACCGAGCAGCCGTACATCACCTACCAGCGCATTGGCGGGCAGTCCGTCAACTTCATGGACAACGCCATGCCTGACAAGCGAAATGCGCTCGTCCAGATCAACGTATGGGGAGGGGATCCTGATGCGCTGATCCAGCAGGTAGAGCTGACGCTGCGTGCCGCGACCGACATGCAGGCGACGCCGCAAGGCGAATCGCGCGACGCCGACGAACCAGATATGGAGTTGGCTGGCGCATCCCAAGACTTCGATATATGGGCTGATCGCTAAATAGCCCGAACTTCAAACCGAGCCGCCCCGAGCAATCTAGGGCGGCTTTTTCATGCCCAAAGCGGGCGCCACGGCCCGGTCTCCGGGCTTTTTTACTTTTGAAAGGCCCACCTTATGAGCTTCTCGCTCCCGAACGGCATCCAATACGCGATCGCCACCGCTTACGCCGCAGCAGTCAATATCACCGCGGCGACCAACGCTACCGAAGCGGTCGCCACTGCAACCAATACCTTCGCCGCCGGCGACTTCGTCGAGTACACCGGCAGTTGGGCGAAGGCAAACGGCCGCATTTTCCGCGTGAAGGCGCCGTCCGGCACGTCGTTCACCCTCGAAGGCCTGGACACGACCGACACCAACCAGTTCCCGGCTGGCGCCGGCGTCGGCTCGGTGCGCAAGATCACGACCTGGCAGTCGATCGTGCAGGTCATGTCCTGCGACCCGTCCGGTGGTGACCCGAAATACGCAACCGTCTCGGTGCTCGACAACGACGACGAGGTGAGCCTGCAGGATGGCTTCTCGGCCACCAGCCTGACCATGACCATCGCCGATGACATGACGCAGCCCCACAACGCAGCACTGCGCGCCGCGACCAACTCGAAAAAGCTCACCGCGCTGAAGGGCGTGCTGCCGAATGGCGGCGTGCTTCTCTACAATACCACGATCGGATTTAACGAGAATCCGAGCCAAGCCAAGGGCCAGGCGATGTCGGTCAAGTGCGGCTTCGCCGTGCAGGGCCGCGTCGTCCGCTACGCCTCGTAATTGTTTTGCCAGGTCGGCGCTTTAACAAGCTCGGCGCCGGCCCTTTACCGCCGCAGGGTCGCCCCCTGCGGTCTTTTTATCCTGTATTGAGAGAGAAAAATCATGGCAGAAGCAAAGAAAATCGTCCTTGGCAAACGCCCGACCTCGTTCGCGACCAGCATCACCGTTCCGATGCTCGAAGGCGGCGAGGGCTCGATCCCCCTGGAATACAAGTACCGAACGCGCCTGGAGTTCGCCGACTTCATTGACGGCATCCAGACTAAAGCGAAAGAACGTGGCGACGCTGAGTTGTCGGAATTCGCCGATGCGATCGCCAAGGGCGATAAGCTGGCCGGTGCGACCGAAGTGAAGTTGACGACTGCGCAAATCGAATTCGCGGCGGACTACATTATGGACGCGGTCAAGGGCTGGGGCCTCGATGTCGAGTTCTCGCGGGATGCCGTCGTCCAGATGGCAGACGAGCTGCCGCTCGCCATCACGACCATCATCGAGAAGTACCGCACTGCGGTAACGACGGGCCGCCTGGGAAACTGAAGGAAGTCGCTCGCGCACTGTACACGCCGGGCCCGAGCAAAGAGGACATCGCGAAGATGCGCCGTCTCGGCTTTGGCCCGGAGGACTACGCGAGCGAAGTTGTTGAGGTTTGGCCCGAAAACGAACGGGTCTACTTCCTCTTCCTTGACCTTCAGACGCAGTGGCGGGTAGGGATGGGCGGCGCAACTGGCTTGGACTACGCTGTCTTGTTCATGAAGCTGGACCGCATGAGGCTCACTGATGAGGAAGCTGAGGAGCTCGAGCAGGACATCCGAACGATGGAGCATGAAGCCCTACGGGTGATGGCGGAGCGGGAATAGAAAAGGGGAGCATCGCTGCTCCCCTTAAGCCATCAGTAGTGATAGCGACAAGCGAGGATTATTAGCTCGTCATCGGTCACCATGTAGACGAGGCGGTTAGTCTCGTCGATTCGCCGAGACCAGCATCCGCTGAGGCTGTGCTTCAGCGCCTCTGGTTTGCCGATTCCTGCGAACGGATCCCTTTCGACATCTTTGATCAAGTCATTGATGCGTTTGAGGGTTTTTCGATCTTGTGTTTGCCAGTAGACGTAGTCATTCCAGCCTTCATCCGTGAACCTCTTGTTGCCCATGTTGCTCTTCCTCAGCTTCGGGGATGTTGATTAGTTCCCGATGCTTCGCTTGACCTGCGCGGGCCTGAGCAAGTGACTTCGCAAGGTGAGCCGCATTTGCAGGCGAACTCAACAAGTGCACAGTCTCCATGAGGCTGCTGTAGTGATCGAAAGACATGACGACTGCGTCAGGCGCATCTCTGCGCGAGATAACTGTTACGTCAGCATCTTCAACCACCTGGTCCATAACAGTCTTAAGACTGCTGCGGGCATCGGAAAAGTTGATGATTCTCATGTTTCAACCTCTTTAGGGGGAGCTTTAAGCAATGCACAAGCAAGAAAGCTTGGATACGTTGGACAGGTTGATGAAAGTTGACTTGTGCAATATGTTGTACAACATCGGCATTGTAAGGCAGGGAGCGTGCGAGCGCAACAAAGTTTAATAACTAAACTATGTCAACCAAGCTGCTGAGGTAGGCAACGTTACTAAGGTTAGTAACGATCTAGGTAGCTAGGAAGGGCCACAAGAACAGAGGGGTGTCTCAGCGACACCCCCTTTACGTTCCATGGGTATAAAACAGAGCAACCCAGCCTAAATTTTTTTCTTGGGAGCGGGACGGCGAACCCGAGATGGGCGCTTGGGTGGCTCCGTTGGCGGGTCTATGACCATGGCAATAGCTGGAGAGGAGCCGACAAGTTCGTCTACCTCTGCTTGGTTGGCATCGGGGTTAATGCCCTGCGCCTTGAGGCGCTCGGCGACCCATGCCGGCGCCCAAGGCGCTCGTTGGATCATCTCCGAGACGAATGCCGCATCAGGTCGAGCAACCTTATCCGATGCGTCGAGCGCCGCACGCACATCCTCACGCGTAGCGCCAGGGAAGACTGGGGCATAGAGGACTTGAGGGGCGGTTGGGTGGAGGCCCGCGACAACGATCTTCGCAAGCATCTCGTCGAACGGCACGCCTTCACGCTCTGCGAGTTCTCTTATTTCGCTCGTGATGTACCAGGTTAGCTCTCCGCCGATCGGTTGTGATGTCGCGGGCTGAACAACTACTTTCGTGTCAGCCTCAATGTTCAGGGCCATGCTCAACCGATGGATGATCTCGGCATTCATGCTGCGGCCGTTCTCTTTAGCGCGCTCGGCTATACGGTCGCGCATTTCAGCAGGCAACCGAATTTTCATCTGTGGGTCTTCTCGTGTCATGGCGCGAGAATAATGCACCACGGTGGTGTTGACAATGGGATCACCGTGGTTTATGCTTCAACTCATGGACCACGGTGGTCCGCGAAAAGGAGATGAGATGGAAGGTGCTAGGGAGTTGCCGAAGATGATTGTGAGGATGCCTCTTGAGGTAAAAGAGCGCCTTCAGCGCAGCGCGAAGATTTCGCTGCGCAGCATGAATAGCGAAATTGTCGGGCGCCTGATCCGCACCTTGGACGAGGACGAGGCGCAGAAACATGGCGCGCAGAAATGAAAAAAGCCCTGGTCAGCTTGGCGGCGGGATCAGGGCTCTTAGGTGATAACCGTTTCGAAGGGATATCGAAGTGAATACTAAATCAATTAGCGGGAACAATCAACAGGCGCCGTCAGGTCGTCGCGGCTTTCTGAGCAAAGCAGGTGCTGCAGCCCTGGTAGCCGCTGGCTCCGTGGCCGCAGTAGCTGCGGTACCGGCCGAGGCCGTACAAGTCGCGCAAGGCCCAACGCTGGACGGCCGCGGCTTCATCCGGCTCGCGGACTATAACGGACTCCGCATGGAGTGGGAGTATAACCAGGCGGTCCTGATGGAACTGTGCCACCTGACCGAGCAGCTGCGTGAGCTGTATCAGGTGAACCAAGAGGCGATCCGCGCAAACCTCCCGCATCTTGATGGTGATCTGCATGAGATTATGTCCAAGATGCGCTCTGACGCGCGGGTTGTTGCAGATGTAGTCGGTATCCGGCTCAGCGAAAGCTACATCGCCAAGCGCAGCGCCGAGTACAAGGCCAAGGCCGCGGAGAGCATGAGCGACCTGGCCGCGCGCCCGGTGCTGAATGGACGCCAGCGCACGCTGCTCCAGCTCTACGACCAGCTCAGCGACTCCACGCAGTTAACCATGATCGACATGGCGGAAGAGTTCGCGAACGAGCCGACCCTGCGGCGGACCCCACAGTTCCGTGTGATCGCGGGAGGCGCAGCATGAGCGGGCTGATCCCATTCCAATTCGACGGCCACGAAGTCCGCGTGGTGGCTTTAAACGGCTCGCCAGCCGTCGTTGCGAAGGATGTTGCTGAGGCACTTGATTATGAGTGGAACGGCGCCGCGCGAATTGCTCACGTTCCGGAGGAGTGGAAAGGGGTCACATCTGTTGTGACCCCTCGTGGTAGTCAAGAAATGGCAGTGTTAACCGAGCAAGGCCTGTACTTCTTCTTGGGGCGCTCGGACAAGCCGAAAGCGCTGCCCTTCCAGAAATGGATCGCTGGCGATGTTCTTCCATCCATACGAAAGACCGGCACCTACGTGTCAGTCGCCGCGCGACCGCCATCGGCACTGGAGCCCGTCAAAGAGTTCAAGGCGCTGTTCGGCATTGCAAAGTTGATTGGGATGGATAAGAACGCAGCTGCGATCAGTGCGAATCAAGCCGTGACAAAGCTGACTGGAACGAACCTGCTCGGGCTGCTCGGTCAAACCCACCTGGAGCAGCCAGAACAAGCGCAGTTCTTCACGCCTACCGAGTTGGGCGAGCAGCTGAAGCTGAGCGGCCGGAAAGTGAACATGCTGCTGGCCGAGGCTGGCTTCCAGTTCAAGCGCGGTGACGTGTGGGAAGTGATGGAGGCTGGACTCGAGTTCGCTAAGATATACGACACCGGGAAAAAGCATGGTAGCGGCGTGCCGATCTGCCAGATCAAATGGAGCCCGGCCGTTCTTCCACTATTGAAGCAGAGCGAACCCGTCTAAAGTCCGACTTAGCTTGAGCCGCCCCGAGAAATCCGGGCGGCTATTTGCGCTGAGGTAATATATTGCACTCATCACAATAAGGAGGGGTGCAATGAAGCGAACGATATTTGGAGTGCTGCTGGTCGCGGCCTGCGGATTTGCTCAGGCTGCAGATAACAAGTCGCAGGGAACTTGCGATGCGCTTGCTGCCGCAGTCGAAGGCGGCGTCAGGGACCTCGCTCACTACAGCTTTGACGGCACATTCGACAGCAGCGCCATGCGTGAAACGAATCGGCAGCTGCAGAAGGTGGTGGCGAGTAATTTGATTCAGGCGAATTTGACGCTGATGCAGGCGAACCGATGCCCTTTGCCGAAGCTGCCTGTAGATGAGTACGCATATCGATCGGCTGCACTGAAATGCTTGAGTGCTGTTAAACCGAAAGATGGTGTGGCACCAGAGTGTATTCGCCCCAACTGGGTAAGAAATACAGACTAGGTCAGAGCCAGCGAAAGCTGGCTTTTTTGTTTAATGAACCGCCCTCGTGGCGGTTTTTTTATTGGGCGAACGATATGTCGACAGAAGAAAGGCGAGTACAGCTAGTTGCAGAGGTCGACACTACTCGGACGCGCGCCGGCTTCAACGAGATCGGGCAGCAGGCAGGGCAGATGGCGCAGCAGGTCACTCGCTCTGGAGAGCAGGCCGAGCGCGCAGTCTCCGGGGTCGGTTCCGGCGCCGCCACATCGTCGCAGCGCGTCGATTCCGCTAGCCGTTCGATCGTCGCAAGTATTCAAAGAACGACCGCGGCGATGGAGGCGGGCGGACGCCAGACGGCCCAGTATTACGAAGTGATGGCCCGCCAGCGCGGCATCGACCCGAACACGCTGCGCCCATACTTAGACCAGCTGCGCGCAGTGGAGCAGGCGCAGACACGTACTGGGGCATCGACGGCCCAGGTCGCAAATGCCATGCGAATGGTGCCAGCGCAGCTGTCTGACATTGCAGTCCAGCTTGCCGGCGGGCAATCGCCGTTGATGGTGCTGATGCAGCAGGGCTCACAGCTTCGCGATAGCTTCGGCAGCATCCCGGCGACCCTCCGCGGCGTCGGCTCCTCGCTTCTCAATTTGGTGAACCCGTACACCGTTGCCGCAGCGGCCGTCGGCGCATTGGCGTATGCGTACAACGAGGGCAGCAAAGAGGCCGACGCCTACACCCGCGCCATCATCATGTCGGCGAACGCGGCTGGTGCAAGCACTAGCCAATTGGCCGCCTATGCTGCCGCAATTAGCAAGACCGTCGGCACCCAGGCTGAAGCTTCGCAGGCAGTTTCGGCGCTCGCTGGTACCGGCCAGGTTGGCGCGGAAAATCTAAAGCAGTTTGGGACTGTCGCCGTCCAGGTGCAAAAGTACATCGGCCGCAGCGTCGAAGACACCGTCAAGGATTTCGCGGAGCTCGGCAAGTCGCCAGTCCAGGCCAGCTTGAAGTTGAGCGAGTCGTACAGCTACCTGACCGCAGCAACGTACGAGCAGATCAAGGCGCTGCAGGACCAAGGCAAAACCGAAGAGGCCGCCGAGGTGGCGCAGAAGGCCTACGCCACAGCTTTCGCCGATCGCGCCAGCAAGATGAAGGAAAACCTTGGCGTCATCGAGCGCGCTTGGATGGGCGCGAAGGACAGCGCCGCCACGGCTTGGGACGTCTTTCTTGGCGTCGGCCGCAAGAAGACCCCAGCGCGGGAGCTGGCAGAGGTGCAGGCGCAGATCGCGCTCGCCCGCCAGCCAGCAGGTACCGGCGGCGGCGACCGCGGTGAGGCGGAGGAAATGCGTCGCGCCGCAGCGGCATCCAAGCTGACCGAACTTCTGAAGCGCGAGAGCGAGATCCAAAAACAAATCGACAAGGAAGCGGCAGACGCCCAGGATGCTGCGGCTAAGGAGAAGCTGCGGCAGGCGAAGCTGACGTGGAGCCAGATCATGGAGGCCACGGTATCGCAGGCGAAGCGACAGCAGGACGAAATCGAAGCCGTGACAAAGAAAGGCGTCGATGCGGGCGCCAGCCAGGACGACATCAACAAGGCAGTCGCCAAGGTCAAAGAAAAGTACTTCGCGCTCAACAACGTCACGCTGACCCAGCTGGAGAACAACCGGAATCTCCAGAAGGAGAAGATGGCCGGCGAGCTGGCGGACGTCGAGACGCAGTACAAGCTGCAGCAAATCAGTCAGGAGCAGTACTACGCCAAGAAGCGCGATATCCAGTTGCGTGAAATTGACCTGGAAATCCCGATCCTGAAGGAGCAGGCCCGCATCGCTGACGGCAAAGAGGAAAAGTCGGCGCGCGAGAAGGCAAACGGCGAGTTGGCCGTTCTCATGCAAAGGCGCGCCAATATTATCAGCGGTGCCGCCAACGCGATCCAAGTCGCGGACTTTGATCGCAAGAAGACAGTTGATGAGCTAGTAGCTGGCTGGGATCGCACCATTACCTCTGAAAAAGAGGCGATCGCGCAGGAGCTCGCGCTGTTTGGCGTCTCTGATCAAGCTCGGCGTGTCTATCTTGAGCAAGCCAAGATTGAGGCTGATGTCCGCAAGCAGATCGCTGATCTCGCTAAAGCAGGCCATGCGCTTACTGAGCAGGAGATCGCGGATCTATACAGAAAAGCGGCTGCACGGAAGGAAGAGAAAGGCGAATTGCTGAATGAGCAGGCCGCTCTCGCCGCCGCCAACCAGCTACTCCGCGATAACGAGCGCTTCTCGTCCGAGTACATCGCCGACACCGACCTCCGAGCCCAGCGCATCACCGCAATCGATGCAAGGCAGTGGCAGTACCTGATCGACCATACGGCCGAAGGGTCAGAGGCCAGGAAGAAAATCCTCGAGCAGTTCGACGTCTGGATGGCAAACCGCCAGATGCAACCAGTGCTGGACCGCTGGAAGGGCGTGATCGAAAACCTGGACAACAACTTCCAGGAGGGCTTCCGCGACATGCTAGTCGGCGGTCAGAATGTCTGGTCGTCGTTCACGAAGTCGATCGGCAACACGCTCAAGCAGTCTTTGGCGGAGGCGCTGTACCAGACTTTCGTTAAGAAGTACGTAGTCCAGATCGTCACAAGTTTTGCTGGCTCGATTTCGGGCCCGGCCGTGGCGAGCGCGCTCAGCGGCGAGGCGGCACCCACTGGTACTGCAGCCGCTGGCGGCTCAAGCGCGGTCAGTTCAGCCATTAGCGCTGCGAGCATGTACAAGACGCTCGCCGGCGGCTTTGCTGGTCTAAGCAGTAGTGTCGCAGGTGCGACCGACTCGATCCTTGGCATGTTCGGCCCTGGGACTATTGGCGCTACGGGCCCCAGCGCAGCCGCAGGGATGGCTGGCACGGCGGCCGCCTACGGGGCAGGTTTGCTTGGCGGGCATTACATCGGGAACGCTATCGCAGGCGACTACAGCGTTGGACACGGCCAGACGGTAACAAACGTCGCTACCGCCGTTGGCGCCGTGGTTGCCGGGCCGGTGGGCGCCATTGTCGGCGGCATCCTTGGCGGACTCGTCAATCGTGCTTTTGGCATGGGCTCGAAAGAGGTTACCGACCAGGGAATCAGTGGCACGCTCTCGGCGTCGAGCTTTACCGGCCAGAACTATGCGACCTGGCACCAGGACGGCGGCTGGTTCCGCTCCGACAAGAACGGGACCGACACAAAGGCGCTGACCGATGAAATGGTCAAGCAGTTCACGCAGGGCTTGGCGGCAATCGAGGGCGCCTCGAGCGGCTTCGCTTCGTCGCTGGGCGTGCAGGCTGACTGGATCAAGGACTACTCCAAGACCTTCGATCTGAAGCTGACCGGTGACGCCACGAAGGATCAGCAGCTCGTCACGGACTTTTTCAGCGGGATCGGCGACGAGATCGCGAAGAAGCTGGTTCCGAACCTGGACGAGCTGTCGAAGTCGGGCGAGACCGCGTCCGCGGCGCTTGAGCGGCTGGCCGGCGACTTCAAAGGCACCGACCAAATCGCGCAGCTGCTGGGCTTTTCGGCTAGTTCGCTGTTCGGCTCGACCGGCCTGGAGTCGGCAAAGGCTCGTGAGCAGTTGATCGACCTCGCCGGCGGCTTGTCTGCGCTGTCGTCTCAAGCGGCGTTCTTCAATCAGAACTTCCTGACGGACGCCGAGCGCATCAAGCCCGTTGCGGAGGCGCTCGATAAGGCGCTGGCCAGCTTGGGCCTTAGCTCGATCCCCACAACGCGGGACCAGTTCAAGGCTCTTGTCGATGATCTGATCACGTCGGGCGCCGCAGCGACGGAGTCAGGCGCCAAGCAGCTCGACTCGCTGTTGGCTCTTGGTGAGGTGTTTGCCCAGGTACACCCTGAGACGGCAACGAAGGCCCTTCAGGAACGCCAAAGTCTGCAGGACGAGCTTGACCAACTCACGATGTCGTCAACGCAGTTGTTGGCGAAGCAGCGAGACGCGCTGGATCTCAGCAACCGTGCACTGTTCGACCAAGTGCAGGGGTTGAAGGCGGCGCAGCAGGTTGCCGAGGAGAGAAAGGGGCTGCAGGACCAGCTCGACGAGCTGACCATGTCGTCGACTCAGCTGCTGGCCAAGCAACGCGCCGCGCTCGACGAGAGCAACCGCGCGCTGTTCGACCAGATCCAGGCTGTCAAGGCAGCCAAAGACTCGGCCAGCGCCGTCTTGGGCGGGGTTAGCGATATGTACTCGGCACTCCAGAAAGTGGTGTCGCGAGAGAAGTCGGCGATCCAGACGAGCGTCGATACGCACACCGCAGCCTTCAACAAGCTGCAGTCGCTGTCGCAAGCGCTTCACAGCACGCTCGATAGCCTCCAGTCGCCTGAACAGAAGCTGTTCGCGCGATCGATGGCTCAGGCAGAGATTCGGACTGACCTGGCGATAACCAAAGCAGGCGGCACGCTGTCGGACGCGCAAGTCGAGTCGCTGAAGAAGGCGCTCGGCGCGGTCACGCAGGATGCGTCGAAGCAGTTCGGATCGCGTGAAGACTACATGTTCGATCTGCTGCGCACGCAGAACGACATCGCGCAGCTGGGTGACATCACCGATGACTCGCTGTCGATAGAGCAGAAGTCGCTCGACGCACTGAACGACCAGCTCAAGCGCCTGGACGAGATCGTGACCAACGGCCAGGCGCAGATTGACGCGCTGAACGGTCAGTCGGTGGCGACGCTGTCGCTGGCGCAGGCCCTGGCGGCATTCCAATCGTCGATCGCCGGTGCGAAGTCGAATCCGGTCGTAGGTGGTACATCGACCGTTGCTGGCTTCTACCAGGATCTTCTTGGTCGGGCGCCGGATCAAGCTGGCATGCAGTTCTGGAAGGACCAGATTGCCAGCGGGACGTCACTTGATGCAATTCGCGCCGCCATTATGGGGAGTGATGAGTACAAGAAGCTGCACCCGTTCGCCGTCGGCACGAACTTTGTGCCAGAGACGATGCCGGCGCTTGTGCACCAAGGCGAGCGGATCATCCCGGCGGCAGACAACCGCGCGCTGATGGCTCGCCTGTCCAGTCCTGGCGGTAACAGTGAGGCGCTTGCAGCCGAAATCAAGGCGCTTCGTGAAGAAGTGCAGGGCCTGCGCGAGGAGGCGCGCGCAACGACGGCGCACTCTGCCAAGACCGCCGGCCTGCTGAAGCGCGTCATCCGCAATGATTCGCTGATCACGTCGACAGTGGGGACGACCACGTAAGAAGGGAGAGCAATGGGCAAGATGAAGGTAATCAAGCCGGTTCCGATCACGACGCAGATGTTCAGCTACTGCAACGTGACGCAGCCGGCGCCCGGGGAGACTCTCTGGGACCCCCTCACGAATTATGCCGTGGGTGATAAGTGCATTCGCACGGAAACCCACACTGTCTATAAACGACTGGTGGCGGGCGCGACCACAACGCCACCAGAGAGTGATGCGACAAACTGGTATCCCTACGGCTCGACGCAGCAATGGGCTATGTTCGACCGAAAGGTTGGTAGTCAGACTACGACGCAAGGAGATCTGGTCGTCGTGCTGACGCCTGGCCAAATCGACAGCGTGGCCCTCCTTGAGGTGAAGGGGCGCTGGGCCCGTGTCGTCATGAAGGATAGGCCGGGAGGGACAGTCGTCTACGACAGGACAGTGGACCTTGACGTTACTGAGATCGACAGCGTCTACGACTTCCTGTTCAAGGACTATGAGCAGAAGACGGACTTCGTGTTGACTGATCTGCCGTCTATCTTCATCGGCTGCGAGGTCACAATCACGATCTCGTCGACGTCCACAGCCTCGATCGGCGTGCTGCAGGTCGGAAGGGTTATCGAAGTGGGCTCCACTACGGCAGGCGCCGGGGTTGGCATCGATGACTATTCGCCTAAAGTGCGCGACGATTTCGGAAATCTCGATGTGGAAGAGGGTTCGTACAGCAAGGAGAACACCCTCTCGGTGGTTATCGATAGGAAGGATTTTAATCGCCTGTACCGGACCTTTGCCGCGCTACGCGCTACGCCTTGCGTGTACATCGGCGTTGATGCCGATGGGTTCGAGCCAATGCTCGTCTACGGGTATTACAGGAGCTTCTCGATCACCACGCCGTACACAAGCAACTATGTCTGCGCACTTGAAATTGAGGGAATGAACACATGACCGCCGCCATCACTCCGATTCCACCGCTTGACCGGACCGCGCCGACATTTAAGGCCGACCTTGAGGCGGTGTTCTCCACCTACTTCCCGAACCTGACGGTAGAACTGACGGCCTTCATCTCGGCGTTAGCTACCATCGCATCGGGCGGCGCGATGGAGATTCCCTTCAAGTTCTCGACTACCACCACGGCCGGCGACCCGGGCGCGGGATTCCTCCGCCTGAACTCTGGCGCTGCCAACACCGTGACCGCGATCTATGCCGATGTCCTGGGTAGCGATACGAAGGACTACACCACGCTGCTGGACACGATGGACGACTCGAGCAGCGCTGTCCTTGGGCAGATCAAGCTGGTGAAGCTGAACGATCCGACGAAGTTCATGTTCTTCAATCTGAACTTGCTGACCGCGCAGAGCGGCTACCGGCAGCTCTCGGTGACCTCGACCGGCTACAGCGACACCATGCCGTTCCTGAACAACGACATCGTGCTGTTCCGCTTCTTCCGGACTGGCGACCGCGGATCTACCGGTCCGGCCGGCACAATCGTGCGCCGCACAACGTCGGTGGCATCGAACACTGCGCCGGCACCGGATATCAGTACGACGGACCTGTATGCGATCACCGCCCTGGCCGGAGCAGCGATTGTCGGCGCGCCGACGAATTCCGGTGCGGCTGCTACGGACGGGCAGGGCCTGATGTTCCGCATCAAGGACAACGGGACGGCGCGGACGCTCAACTGGAACGCAATCTACCGCGCCGGCTCGGATGTGATTCTGCCGACGACCACCGTGCTCGGGAAAACCCTGTACGTCGGCTTCATCTACAACGCGGCCGACGCCAAATGGGATCTCGTCTCGACCTTGGGTAACATCTGATGGCTTTCCTTTACGTTCGCCCAAACCTGGTTGACTTCGGTGACAGCACCGGGTATTCGCTAACTTCCGGCGGGCCGAGTGCCAACAGGCTGCCAAGCTTCGCCAGCGATACGGTTGTTTTTGATTCGAACTCGGGCCCACGCCGCACGATCAGCGGCACCCTGCCGATCGTTCAGCTCCTCATGACGGTCTCTATGGACCTCGTGAACGTAGTGCAGCTGACCAAGGACTCGTACCTGTGGGGTTCCGTCCCAGGGGTAATTCTGTCTGGGGTCTACAACGACAACTCTTTTTCCAACGTGTTCGAACTGGGAGCAGGGCAGTGCACGATCGGCAGCCAGGGCCTAAAGTTTGATGGTGATGGCTACTGGAGGATCTCAGGGCCGCTCACGACCACAGGGCGTCTCGCCGTGGATGCCGGGAGTGGTACCCAGTACCTGTACTGCTCGGATGGCTTTAGCATCACCTGCGGCTCGATCTCAGTCACTGGCGGCTCTGGAGTCCTATTCGTCGGTACCAGCCTTAATCTGACCGTAACCGGCGCCCCGTCTAGTTCCGGAGGCAATGTTTGCAACATCCAACACATCAACGGAACAAGCACGAATACGATCGCCATCACTGACAAAAGTGCGCTGGTAAAGGGGATCGTCTTGGCCGACGGCGCCTGGAGTGTCACGAACAACACCGGAAACGGCCAAGGCACCGGCGGGATACAACTTAATTCGAATCCGACATTCGGCATCTTTGACTGCGGCAAGAACGCAGCAGTGACGACCTTTGTCGGCGGTAACCAAGTTGTCGCGACGAACTGGATCATGGACGGTAGTGGTCAGTACAGTATCGTCAAGTCGAGCTCCACTACACCAGTCACGCTGGCCAAGAGCGGTGGCGGCACCATTGCCGCCAACTTCTGCAACTTCAATTACATCAATGCCGCCACCAGTCCGGCGACGGCGATCCGCGCCACCAACTCGAAGCTCACCGGAGGCGGCACGGGCATCACGCTGGTCGGAATGACCTCCCGTTTCATGCCTTTCTTTTAAGGACGATCATGTACATTTTCAACGGACAGCCGTTCGACATTATGCTGCCGCAGGTGGTGAACGACGTGCAGTATGCGCCTGGCTGGTTCTTCGACGCCGAACAGCGCGCGACCAATGGCATCGTCGAGGTTGCCGATCCCGTGCCGCCGGCGACCACCAGCACGCAGATCGCCAACCTGGTCGACTTCCGCCTGATCAGCGGCACCTGGACGCCGCGGTGGCAGATCACAGAAAAGTCTGCTGACGAGCTTGTCGCGGAAGCTGCAGCGCTCAAGGCCGCCATTGATTCGGCCGTGGTCCAGTGCTACGCCGACGTCGACGCGGTCACCGTGGCGGCAGTCGGCGGCCGCACGGAAGAATACCGAGTCGCCGAGGAAGATGCGCGCGCATTTGCGGCGACCGGGTATGCCGGCGATCCGTCCCTCAGCGTGTCCGCCTTCGCTAAATTCAACACGACCGGCCAGGCTCAGACGAACCAGTGGGCAGCGGATCAGATCATCGCCAAAGCCGACGCTTACCGCGCGGCCCAGGCGCAGATGCGCGCCAAGCGGTTCGAGTGCCAGACCAGTATGCGTGCATCGACGACGCCCGAACAGTTGGCCGCAGCGGTTGCGGTCTGGCGCAGCTTCATTGCCGGCACTCGCTCGGCGCTGGGGCTGTGATGCGCGACGGCTTCATTACCGTTCGGCTTACCAGCCGCTGGCCCTACAACCCGCTCAGTCTTGCAATCGGCATCGCAGCCGGATCCCGCCATTTCAGTCACGCCATCACCATCATTGGCGACCGCGCATACGAGGCGTCGATGACGCATGGCTGCCGCGCCGGCACCGTGGACGAGCTAATGGAAGGTGTGGCCGTCTATCGAGACATGCCGGTCTGGGTTCCGGACATCGACGCTGCCCAGGAGTTCGCCGAGGCCCAGGTAGGGAAGGGGTATGACTGGCTCGGCGCAGTTGGCATCCCGTTCACCTATTCGGAGGACTGGAGCGACGACAGCTGCTGGTGGTGCTCGGACCTGTCCTTCGCCATCGTCCTCGCCGGCAGGACGCGCTTGCTCGACCCCGACGTCATGAAGCGCGCCCGCCCAATCGACCTGCACATGGCCGACTACCCCAAGACCCCGATTCAAAGGTGGCGAAAGCCTCCGACTCCACCTGGACCCGCAACTGCGGGTTTTTTTACGCCTATTGAAAGGCACAAATGATCGATCAAACCGAGGCGCTGGCGACGGCGCGCATCGATATCGCCCGACTCGAGGTGCAAGTAGCGCACCTCTCAACCAGCGTCGAAGGTCTCCAAGAGAGCAATCAGCAACTGACCCTGAAGCTGGATCAGGTGCTGCTTACTCTTTCGGAGGCACGCGGAGGGTGGAAGACCCTAATGATGGTGGGCGGCGCCGCCTCGACCGTGGGCGCCGCCCTGTCGTGGATCGTTCAGCACCTCCCGAAGGGATGACATGAAAAACCTGAAAGAGAAGCTCGCGACTTGGTTGCGTTCGGCTGGCGTCTGGTTCAATGCCGCGCTGCTGTTCGCGTTCCCGTTCACGGCCGAGATCATGCAGGGTGTGAACGACTATCTCCCAAGCCTGGCGCCATACCTGCCGCCGAACGTCTACAAGGCCGTCGGCTTCGCGGTGGTCGTGTTCAACATGGCCCAGGCGATGCGGCGTGCGCATGCCGCCGCGCTGGCAAAAGGTGGCGCGCATGGCTGACCAAGACAAGAAGCCGGCCCACCGCGGCCTAGCCGCCTTGGTTGGCGCCGTCGTCGCGTCCTCGCTGCTGGTGTTCACGCCGGCGCAAGAGGGAAGGGTGCTCAAGACATACCGCGACATCGGCGGCGTCCTGACGTACTGCGACGGCGCGACCGAGAACCCACAGGCCGGCAAAACCTACACGCCGGCCGAGTGTGACGCGCAGCTGGATCGCGACTTGGAGCGGCATGCAGCCGGGATTGCGAAGTGCATCCCGCTTGATCGGCTGACGTCCGGGCAGAAGGTGGCCTTCGTCGATGCGGCATTCAACATCGGCGTGCCGGCGTTCTGCGGCTCGAGCATGGCGCGTCGCGTGAATGCTGGTGATCTGCCTGGTGCTTGCAATGCGCTGCTGATGTGGAACCGAGCCGGTGGTAAGGAGGTGTTGGGCCTGACCCGGCGCCGGCAGCGCGAGCGCGAGTTGTGCCTCAAGGGGCTGACGTGATCGCCGCGCTGTTCGCCCGCCTGGCGCCGTACAAACTGGCCGCCGAGATCCTGTTCTTCGGTGCGCTCGCTGCCGGCGCCATCTACGGCGCGCACCAGTTCCTTGAGCATGAGCGTGAGATAGGCCGGCAGGAAGTGCGCGCCGAATGGGACCGCCAGATCGCCGTCGACAAGGAGACTGCCCGGGTTCGAAGTGCCGAACTGCTCGCCCAACGAGACGCCGCCGCAACTGAAGGAGCAAAACGTGAAGAAAGCATTCGTAGCCTGGCTGCTAGTTCTGCCGCTGCTGCTGGCGGCTTGCGCGACGCCGTCGCCAAGATCAACCGCGCAGTGCCCGACTATTCCGCCGATGCCCTACGTGCGCTCACCGGCACCTACGGGGACCTACTTGCAGAGTGCGCAGGCCGACGCCGAGAAGTGGCAGAAGAAGCTGAGCGACTCAACAGCGAAAAGCGTACCCTGATCGAAGCATGGCCGAAGCCGGCCGCAGTCATTCCTGACTGATCATCTCGTGCGATAAGGCGTACTCGGTGAGAGCATCGTTCATGCGCGTCTGCCACCCTTCGCCGGTTGCCTTGAAGGCCTCAAGTACGCGGACGTCCAGGCGGATGCTGATCGGCTCCTTCTTGATTTCCTGGGCGGGGCGACCGCGGCCGCGCTTCGGCTTCACCTGGCTCCATTCCTCATCGGTATAGGGGCGCGCATCCGGGTCCCGCATTGCCGCCGCTGTGATCTTTGCGTCCTCTTCAGGCGTGGGGACTTCCGTCCCCGGCTTAAGCTTCGGCATATCGTTTTACCTCCCTTGAGTTCGCCTTACGCAGGCTGATGATTCGGCGGACGTTTTCACGATCTACATACACAACGTAGAACAGGCGGTTGCCGATGTAGCCGATGGCGCACTGGCGGTCTTCGCCGTAGTTCTTACGCTCATCGTTCCACACCAGAGCCTCATCCCATTCGAAGTCAGCTGCCGCTGCCAGCGAGACACCGTGCTTGTCGGCGTTGCTTTCGTTCTTGGCGGTGTCGTAGGTGATGTCCATGTAATTATTGTATATACGGTAAATGTGAAGCGCAAGCATTTTCTGTATATACGTAAAATATATTTGAGAGTCCGCATGACCAAGCAACCTATCATCGACCCGAAGCTGATCGAGTTCGCCACGCCGCGCCAGGCGGAATACGTTGAGGCGTCGAACCGTCTGGGCAGCATGCGGGCCGCGGCGCGTGAGCTGAAGGTACACAAGAACGCGGTTCAGGAGGGTATCGAGCGCTTGAAGAAGGTCGCTGCTGCGCGCGGCTATGCACCCGGCCATTTCGCCGATGGCGTTGCGCCTGGCTACCGTATGGGAAAGGTAACGGTGCAGCGTGGGCCCGGCGGCGTCGAGCGGGTGTGGGAACGCCAGCATCCGGACGAACAGGGTTGGCTCGACACGATCAAGGCGATCTTGGCAGAGGCGAGCATGCAGTTGCCGCGCGTGAAGCCGACTGCCAGCCCGGACCATGCTGACTCAAAGTTGTGCAACCTCTTTGTGCTCACGGATGCGCACATTGGCGCGCTGGCATGGCACCGTGAGGGTGGCGCCGACTGGGATCTGTCGATCGCAGAGCAAACCATTATTGGATCATTCCGCCATATGATCGCAACCGCGCCGAAGGCCCGGCGCGCCGTCGTTGCCTTTTTAGGTGACGTCGTCCACCAGGACTCGAACAAAGCGGTCACGCCTGCGCATGGTCACTTGCTCGACGCCGACAGCCGGCCGCGCAAGATCGTCAATGCGGTAGTGAGGATCATGAGGACCATCGTCCGGATGGCTCTGGAGCGTCACGACCAGGTGCACATCGTCTGCGGGGAGGGCAATCACGACGAATACACTAGCGGCAATGTGCTGCCCGAGGTGTTCGAGATCCTCTACGAAGAGGAGCCGCGGGTGACGATCAATGACGCCGTGCTGCCGTACTACGCCGTCCAGCACGGCAAAGTAATGCTGTGCTTCCACCACGGGCACAAGCGGGCGCCAGGGCAGTTGCCGCTGTACTTCGCGACGGCCCATCCGGAGATGTGGGGCGCGACCACGAAGAGGTACGCCCATTGCGGTCACCGCCATCATGTCGAGGAAAAGGAGCACTCTGGGATGAAGGTGGTCCAGCACTCGACCTTGGCGGCCCGTGATGCGCACGCAGCCCGGGGTGGCTGGTTCTCCGATCGTCAGGCTATCGCCATTACCTACCATGAGGAGTTTGGCGAAGTTGCTCGGCTGACAGTCACGCCAGAAATGCTATCGGCCGCGTAGGTCTGCGGGACTGTGGCAGAACCATGACGCGCACGGCCACCTCAAGCGGTACGCCGCTCGCCGCCAGGGTATAGGACGTCTTAAGCCATCCGACCAGCGGAAGTAGGATAAGAGCCAGCTCAACCCGGCTCGCGGTAACAAGGTCTGTGCGTTCGATCATAAGGGAAGCGTACCCGACCGGTGCAAATCCGGGTTGAGCGATGACAGTTTGATATACTGTATAAAAACACAGTATTTCATCCCGTCAACCATGAGCCAACTACCGCCCGCTGCTGAACTTGAGCAACTACACCCGTCACTCTGGCGAGCGTCACAGCTTGCCCGGAGCCGGGCTCGGTGCGTCGACACTGGTCATCCGACGCTGTCGAATCAATTACCGGGCGGCGGGTGGCCGACGGGTATGCTAGTTGACCTGCTCGTGCAGCAGCCAGGAGTAGGAGAGATGCGCTTGATTGCGCCGGCGCTGGCAAAGCTAGCCGACCGGCGCGTGGTGTTCCTGACGCCTCCGCATGCGCCCCAAGCCTTGGCGCTCGCTGCACTGGGCATTCCTCCTGACTCAGCCATCTGGCTGCGTGCCGATCGAACTGCGGACGCGCTATGGGCGGCCGAGCAGGTGCTGAAGAGCGGTAGTTGCGGCGCTTTGCTGTTCTGGCCGGGTCAGGGATCAACGAGCAGCGCGCGCATGCAGCATGTCCGCGCCGACAGCTTGCGCCGCTTGCACTTGGCGGCACAGGGTGGCGAAACCCTCTTCTTCAACATCCGCCCGCTCGCTGCCGAAGTTGACGCCTCGCCGGCGCCGCTGCGATTAAGCGTGCGGCCGGCACCAGGCGGGATCAATATCGGGTTCGTGAAGCGCCAGGGGCCGCAGCGTGACGAGCCACTATTTCTGCCGCTGTCGGTCGGGCCCGCGCATGTGTTCAAACCGCAGCGCCAGGTCGTCCCGAGCCGTCCGAATGTCGAGCCGACGGCCCCAGTCGGAAGCCCAATTTTCCTGAATTCCGGCGTCTAATTCAGCGCGCGAATGGGCGATCTCAAGGGGCTAGAACCGCACTGTACAAACTACTGTATATTTGACGCGAAAAGCTGGAAGCTAGTATCCATGCTGGTTTCAGAGGTCAAAATCCCTGCATGGGGTGCAGGGGGTCGGAGGTTCGAATCCTCTCGCCCCGACCAAAAGAATCAATGACTTAGCGGTTGTCCTGTATGCATGCACAGCACTGTATAATAGACACTGTCTAATTCAAAAGGGGCGGTGCGCTAGCATCAGCCCCTTTTTGTTTGCCCTCAGATATTCACCAGGGAAGGGTTGATGCGATGTCCGAGACGTCCGCAATTGCCTCCTTGATGTAGATTTCCGTCGTCCTTCCGGACGTGTGCGCCAAGCGCGTCTGGATGTCTTTGCGGTCCTGTCCTGCCTTCGCGGCGTCCGTCGCGCCGAGCGCACGAATATCCTTGAACGTCACATCGTCCTTAATGCCGGCCCGGTCTTTCGCGCGCCGCCACATCGACGACAGCCCTGACTTCGAATAGGCTTCGCCCTTCTGCGTTGGAAAGAGGTAGGGGCTAATCACCTCGTATTCCTTTTTGATGGCGCGCGCTCGCTTGATCACATCGGCAATCTGAGGCGTAATCGCGATATCCACCATCTTCCCGCTGGTCTTTTCCGTTTTGCTCGGCTTGATGCGGATATGCGTATCTTGCAATTCGCCGTCGATCATGCTCTTGATGATCTGAGCCTCCTTGAGCGTCCGGATGTCGATCGCGCGCGCCCAGAGCAAGTAGGACATGTCGATGATGCAGGCGAACATCGGGCCGCTTGCCGTGGCGAACGTTGTGCCATTGTCCTCGCGCGGGCTGCTTTCCATGCCGCCTTTGCGGATCGCGGCGATCTGCTCATGGGTCGGCAACTTCGTTCGCCGTACGGTCTTATACGCGCCCAGGTCGATCTGATCCATGGGGTTGTCCTGGCGCAGTCCGAGCTCACTGATCACGTAGCGGAATAGCTTCCCGAGCAGTGCCGCCACCTTACGGGCAGTATTTGCCTTGCCCTTGAACTTCGCGCGCAGGAAGTCGGCGCAGTCCTTCGTTGTCACCTGGGCCGCGTGAAAATCTTCGAACACACTCGCGACCAGGTCGAGATAGCGCGTGTAATCCTTCCGCGTCTCTTCGGTGTATTCGCCGAGCTTGTGCGCTTTGAACTCGCCACAAACGAACGGAATCGAGCCGGCAATCAAGCGCTTTTCGTCCAGGAGCTTTCCGAGCTCGGTGTACAGCGCCGCTTCGCCTTCCTCGACACGGCACAGGAACAGCCAGGCTTTCTTTTCCTTCGATGCAGGATCGCGCGGATCCAGCGTCGGTTCGCGTGGGACGAAATAATACGCGCCGTGTTTTTGGTAGACGCGCCGCGGCAGGCCGGCGCCGTCTTTTCGTTTGCGTGGCATAGGTTACAGCTTTAGTTGTGGGCGGGGCGGCTCCACCTTTGGGGCGGGCTGCAGTAGGTGCATACGAAGGACGCACACCGTATTATCGTGTCGGCGCGTAGCTGGTATGCCCAGCCTCGCCAGCGCCCGCAGTTGCTCTGCAGGCCGACGGTAATGGGTCATGTCGTAGATCTCGGCCTCGGTCAGTGTCGGTCTCAATGCATCTGCCATTTTCTTTTCCTTCTATTCTTCCTTGCCAGACGGCTGCGCGGTATTGCCAGGAGCAGGAGCGGCGCCGTAGAGGGGGGATATGTTCCTGATGTGCGTGTCGGCGCTGGGCTTCTCGCGGCTGAAGAACTCACACCAGATGCCGTTGCCGCCTGGCTGAAGGCATTCATACGACCACGCTGCCGGTGCTGCATCGCCAGCGCTGCGAGCGCCTAGAATCTTGTCCAGATATTCGACGACCGCCACATGGGCCGCCATCTGCTGCTCGACGCCCTTGGCTTCTCGCACTTCCAGCATCAGATCCGCAAATTCTGTATCTGCGCCAATGCTCTGTCGCTCTCCTGCAGTAGTAGCGGAGGAAGGGGCGTCGATGAAGAATTGGCACTTTCCGTTGACTTCCCAGAACTTGCCGTTCTTGTCGGTCATTTCGTACCAGAGGCCGGGGTTCAGCTTGCCGGTGGTGCGTTTGGCGCGCACGAAGTAGCCGTCGCGCTGTGGATTGCCTTCGCCGGCCCACGGGTTGCGCATGATGTCACCGAACTTCGGGGCGCGGCCTGCATTCACAGCCAGTGCGTGCGCCTCGGCTTGCTGCTGGCGGTCTTTCAGGTCATCCATTGTTCTTCTCCTTGTTCGTCGGCTGCTCGCCTTCCTTATCGGTATTAAGAGCTGGCACCCCGTGCACGATGATGGCCCCGAATTCGTCCTTGTAGAACTCGACCCGCTGGCCAGCAGCGCGCCGCGCCTCAGCGTTCTGGATGGCCTTGGCGCATGCTCCACCGGGGCCGATGATATGGGCGACGGCGCGCACCCAGTCCTCACTGAGTCGGATCATGCTGCTCATGCCTTCTCTCCTTCTGCGCCGTTATTGGCGCTGTCCTGGCCCTGCTGAGCAAGCACGGTCCGATGTCCGTTTTCATCATGTGCTGACACCACGCCAGCTTTTTCCATGGCCTCGAACAGGCGCGCGGTGCGGTTGTAGCCAATCATTAAGTGACGCTGTACCAGCGAAAGCGAGGCCCGCTGCATGGCGCGCACGACCTGCACGGCCTTGTCGTAGAGCGGATCGCGCTCTGACTCGGACTCGGCTGCGCTCTCCCGCTGGTCGGGCTGTGCGCCATCTTCCGGTTTCCAAGTGCCAGCGATCATCGAATCCACAAGCGCGAGCGCTTCCGGCGTCGGCTGCGGGAACGCCTTGATCGCCATCCGATGCAACGACTCCATGCGCGTCACCAGCGTGCGCAGTTTGCAGCCCTTGCGGATCGTGCAGCCGCCGACCTTCACATCGCACGGAATCGGCCAGTCCATCGGATCGGCGGGCTGTGCGCTGGCTGGCGCGATGACGACTGTGCTGGTGCCGTTCGCGTAATTGACGGCCCGGTTGTAATCCGTCAGGTCGAACTTCACGTTGCCCTGTCCCTTGGCCGCGAGCTGGGCGCGCAGGTCAATGATGTAGGTGATCACGTCGTCCATGAATGGGTCTTTGCCCTTCTGGTCGTCGATCCACTTCGGCAGCGGCGGTAGCTCTCCCGCTGCGGGTGGTACGGAGCGGCGGGCTCGCTCTAGCCAACCCTCCCACTGGCACAGCACCGCGTTATTTGCATAGTTACCGCTGCTGTTGCGGATGATGTCGGACGGCAGCCAGTCGTTTGCCGGGCCAAGAGTCCATTCTTCGAAGTCGCGGCGCTCGGCTTCAATGCTCGCGCCTTGGTTCTGGTCAGCCATGGGATTGCTCCTTAGTTTTGGCCGGACCTTTTGGGCGCATACGGAAATGGCCTGCCTTGGTTTTCTCGTTGTTTGCGTGGTCCTCATTGCAGAAGATGAGGGAGCGCCCATGGTAGTGGTCGATGACACCGTACATACCAGCATCGTTAGCCCAAGCAGCCAACTCAAAGGCAAAATGCGGGCGATATGGAATTTCAACTTCCCTCTCGGCGCGGCAATGCCAGCAGACGAAATTTGCAAGGATGCTCATTTACTCGCCCTCCTGCTGGGTGGCGCGCATGGCAGCGTCGATGGCGAAATCCCATTCGCTTGCGGTAGGATCGCGCGATGCACCCACGTCAGGAGGCATAAAGTCCTGCATCGCGTCCACGAAAGCCTTGTCTTCGGCAAGCATATGGTCGCGCCAGCCCCGATACCGCGCAGCATCACGCGCATCCTCGCTGGTCGTCGCTGCGCCAGCAGTAGGAGCTGCGTTGACCATGGCCTGGTAAATCTCGTAGTTGAATGTGCCGTTGCTCGGAAGGGATGCTGCTTTTTCGATCATCCAGTCCGTAGGTACGATTGGCACCATCTTCCAGCCTTCAGGCGCTGCTGGTTGCTGTGCATGCGCCGCATCGGCAGCACGACGCCATGCGTAACCCGGCAACTCACTCCAGCAAGTGTCCAGATCCTCTTTGGTAAGGGTGCCGCCGTGCTGGGCCTGCATAGCTTCGTCAAATCCGGCGCGCTTGCTCACCGCCTGTTGCTGCTCGGGCGCTGCCTCGGGAGTGCTGGCAGGGGAAGCGGCGCGTGCTCCGAGCCATTCCATGCGTTCCTCGAAGTCTTTGCGGCTGCGGTGATAGAGGATGTCGGCCTTAGCGGTGTCGCGATACACGACAATGCTTTCGCCGCGCTTCAGACCTGCGCCGTTGGAGTATCCGACCAATTCATATTCGCCGCCTTTGCCCTTGCAGGTGAAAACGTTGATAGCCACAGCCTGCGCTGCCGGTGCTTTGGCTGCGAGATCCGAGGTGTCTTTGTCGCTCGTATCGCCGCCCTCCGCGCGGCACCGGGTAGCGCCGACCATCTTGTAATCCCATACTCTTAGCGCCCACGCATCCGTCGCCGCCTTCCAATACACATAAGTGGCGAACTTAGAAAAGTCGGGGCGGGCCGGTTCCGCGCGCAGGGCGGAATCACATTCAACAGCATTGTGTTGCTCGGCTGCGCCCTGCTGGGCGGATACCGGGGCAAGACTGGCGCGGGCTTCGTGTTTCACCCATGTATCGATTTCGGCGATGAGCTGCTTTTCGGTGCGCTCGCCGCAGTTGTACAGGCCCAGCGTCGTAAGGAAATCTTTGCTGTCGCCGATGCTCTCGCTATCCGTGGTAGCCGGTGCAGCTCGGCGAGCGATGTAATCGGCGATCTTGTTGGCGAGACGGGTAGACCCCGCGTTCTTCACTGCGCCGTGAATTTCCCAGAGCGTTTCGTTATCCAGGTCAAAGCCTGCTTCTGTGCCGGTAGGGGTGGTGTTGGTGGTGGTCATGTCAGTCCTTGTTGTTGGTGTGGGGCTGCGATGCTGGAGCCTCGACTACCTTTTCCATCTCGGCCAGCTTGTCGAGCGCCTGAGCAACCAGCTTTTGCTGTTCATCATCGCTCGCGACCGGAACTGGCACGAAGTTGACGCCCATCTTGACGAACAGGTTGGCGAGCTCCAGCGCCTTGCGGATCTGTACAGGGGATGCGCGCTCAAGCATGGTCGCCTCCCATATCGCCCTGGGCGCTCTGCTGAGAAGGTGCTGCCGGGCGCGGCATCCAGTGCGTGATGTCTTCCAAGTCCGCCCAGCCGTTGCTGTTCGACTCGAACGTTTTCGAGCCCGCCAACCATTTCGCCGACCAAATCGCGGGCTCGCATCCGGTATCGGGGCATAGGACAAGCACGTCCTCACAGTCTTCCGGCAGACGCTCATCGACGCTGATCCACTGGCTCGGCGCTTCTACGGCTGCAGCTTCCTTAGTAGCGAGAGCGCGGATAGCGGCGGCGCATTTTTTAGCGGTGGATATGGCGGGGCCATAGTTCGCATCTTCTGCATGCCAGTCGCAAGTCTTCGCCGCTTCTTCCAGCGCTGCCGCTCGCACTGCTGCTACCTGCTCTGCCTGGGCGGGTACTGCGGGAGCGGAGAGATACAGCGGCTCCCACAGCCATCCGTTGTGCGTCTCGACATAACGCGGATTCGATGCAACGGTCGGCTCGGACAGCTTCTGCTTGCCGTCTTTGGTGCCATAAGTGGCCCATGCCACCGGCTCTGCCTGTGCCTGCTCGGTCTGCACCGGGGCGGCTGGCGCAGCCTTGGCTACTTCGCGTTCGATGGCGCGGGCAAAGGACATAAAATGAGTCCCTTCGTCGTACGTCCAATGCTCCCGATGGATTCCCCGGATACGCTCGTCGCTCAGTCCCTCGCTTTCCTGAGGTGCTGGCGCGGCCTCCAACTCGGCAACACGCGCTTCCAGTGCCTGGTTCTTATCCAGCAGTGCCGAGTAACGCTTCGCAAACGCGCGCGGGGCATCTGCCGGAATATCCTGCTCCGAGAAGGGTTGCGGTGCTGGCGCGGTGAGTGGCGGGATGGGGGAGGTAGCGTCGTGAGCGATAGCCAATTCAGCAGCGTCATGACGCGCATCGCGATGGCCGCATTTATAGGCCAGGTTGGTAGTCGCGTAGTAATCGTCAGCGTGCTTTGCTGGCAAGTTCATGATTGCGTTGTGGAGATGGTTCGTCAGCCCTTCCAGGCTCGTATTGCCACCCTGGCACGCGCCACCGGCATCGATCGATTTCGGCACTGCCGGCGCGCCTGGCTTATCCCATTGGATTTCCGCGTCCGGAAGACGGTCTTCGAAGCGGCGCGCCGGGTTCTTGTCGGTGTCGTTTGCCATGCTGCTCTCCAGTTATTTGGTCTTGTTAGGGTTCGGTTTGTTGAAGCTGATCTCGTAGAGTTCGCGGTAGAAGCGCTTCGTGCGAAACACTCGCCCGGTTGGATCCTTGCCGGGCGTGGAGTAGAGGCCGAGTCGGCGCAGCCTGTCTTTCATCGGCTCCCGCTGCTTCTTCTCGGCCGGCGCGGTCATCCTTTCGCCTCACCGCCAAGGGCTTCGACCAGGTCAGCAAGAAGCTTGGCCAGCTCGCCGCTCATCAGGGCAAAGTCGTTGTCGAAGCGCTCCGCAGCGTCGTAGGTGATGGACTCGTTTTCCTTGATGACGTCGAGGGGCTTGATCGAACGGATCGTCAGGTTCTCGGTGAGGACGAACGAGATTCGGCTGTTCCAGGTCATCGCCAAGCGGGCGCACTGCTTGCCTGCTGCGATGTGGCGGCGCATTTCCTCCGGATCGAGGCTGTGACGCTTGTAGCCGACTTGGGCCTTGCTCTCGCCAGTGGCGCGCAGCGTCGCGTCCTGATCGACCGTGAAGCCTGCTGGAGCCTCGTCCGATTCGAGCCACGCGGTCATCACCGCGGTTGGCGACCGCTGCACGCGCAGCGATTCCAGCGGCATTCTGTCGACGGCTTTCAGAAGCAGCTTGATAACGTCATCCGCCTTGCTCGGCGCCGAGGTGTCGACCGCGAGCCAGCCGTTTTTTGGATCGATCCAGACGTTCAGGTGAGATTTGACGGAGAGGGCACGTGGCAGCAGTTCGTCTGCGGCACGTTCCTTCAGCTCCTTCATCGCCTTTTTACCGGGTCGGAAGCCTTGCTGTTCCTCGAGCTCGTCGGCATGCTTCTCGGCCAACTGGTTCACTGCCTTCGACGGCAGGATCTTCTTTTCCGTGACGAGCTTCAGCAGGTATTGCCCGCTCGCTTCGTGTACGAAGGCGCCGTCAATGCCGCGCGGCCGCTCCCAGCCCTGGCGGAGCAGTTCGTTGCTCGATGCCGGCGTGAAGGCCTGTGGCAGGAGCAGGGCGCCGAGATCGAGGGCGGTCATGGTCCACGGAGTTGGGAGGCGGTACAGCTGCAGATTCTTGAAGAACATCTCTTGGGTTCCTTGTTGTGTTGTCGTTATTGGGCGACGCGGGCAATGCGCTCGAGTTGCAGCTGCTCGATCTGGTCTTTCGCCACTTCGTCCTGACGCTGCGTCTCGGCCAGCAGGATGAGGTAGGCGCAAAAGCAGACGAGGAAGATCCCGGCGCGGCGGATCATGCGGCACCCGCGCGGCTAGCCAGGATCACTGCTGCGAGGGCGGCGCCTGCGATGCACTCGACCACGTAGACGAACACCCGGGCGTTGATCTGGCGGCGGTTCACGTAGGCGGTTTTCATTTCGCCTCCAGCACGGTCACGCCCAGAGCGCCGTTGTCGTAGGCCGCATCCATCAGCGAATCGCGGTCGCCAACTTCGATATAGGTGCGCGGTTCGGCGCCGATGCTCTCGATTACGGTGATGCGAAAGGCCATGCTGATCTCCGGATGGGTTGTCTTTCCTTGGCACTGGCGCCGTGCCGGCGGCTCGGTATCGAGCGAATTAGGCGTTGTCTCGCGCTTCGTTGATTGCTTGGATCGCAGCGCGCACCAGAGCAGCCATCACGGCCGCGTCCCGGCTCGGGTGATCCTTGTAAGCCTCAGTGACGCCGCGGCGCCGGCTCCCACCAGCCACCCCGACCGATACTGTTCCCTCGTCGGCGTCGTGGCGGATCTCCAGGCCCAGCTCACCGATCAGTGGGCCGGCAGCGAGCCAGGTGCGGCGCCAGCGGGGCAGGGGAAAGGACGGAGTCGTACGGGCGAAGCGCGCGTTCATCGAGCCATACCGCGGCGCGTCGGGCGTCAGCGTCGTTTCCATATCGATGTGGCTCGGCATCGAGACTTTGTGGCGCAGCTTCACGCGGGCCAGCTCGATCTCGTCGGCGAACGCCTCGCGCAGGTACGCCTCATCCCACTGCTTAGGAACTGGGAGGCCCATCAGAAGCTCCCCAGCAGGTCCAGCAGACCAACAGCAACGGCCACCAGGCAAAGCCCGAACAGGCCTGCAAGGATGCGGTCGTGGGTCTTGTACTTCGTCGTCTTGATCGTGCTCGTCGTGCTCATCACTTGCTCCTGTTCGTCATTTCTCGCTGCGCCCCAACCAATCCCCATCCCAGCTGCCTCCGGATTTCTTCCGGCGCCGGCGGCGGTGTTCTGTCCACCTGGCGCTGCTGCATCCAACTACGCACTTGCTGATTGCTCGGCTTGCTGGTCTGCGTCATGGCGATCCTTGGTTGAGTTCGCTGCGTCGATGTAGTTACTTTACCCCTAGGTAAAATCAAACGCAAGAGAAAAATATACCCGCAGGTAAAAAAATGTGTAGAATTCACCCATCAGCTCAGTTCGGCTGATTGCAAGCCTGGAGCAGGGAGGGGAACTCCGACGCGAATGGTTCAGAGAGCAGCCGAGCTGACGGCATCAGCCGCTTCACTTGTCGGGGCAACACGGCAGGGGTGAAGGGATAGGCGTACTGTGGGGATGGTCTGAGATACGCACGCAGGCAGCGAAGCTAGCACCTGTAGACCGGAAAGGCTGGCGAGTCGTAGTAGACGGCGTACCGATCTAATACGTAAAGGCTCAGTTGCTAAGGGAAAGCTGAGTCTTCGTCCCAGCCCCCGATAGTACGAAACCCAAACTCAGGGGTTGAAGTTAAAGATAGATCAGATACAGAGTTTGCAGTACCTCTTGATAGCTTTATTAGTACCTATACAAGGCGAGAAACAAAAAAGGCCCGAGAATGGCGCAAAAAACGACGTTGACGTCGTACCTGGCACGGCGAGGTGTGAAAGCGAAGGCGCTCACGAGAGGCGAGGCCGAGCTTCTGGGTATTCCGTACCCGCTACAGGGTGGGTGGCCGCGCAAATATGGCGCTATGGAGATCGACGACGCGCTGATTGCGCGGCTTGCCGTCCATGCGGAAGCCGCGCGGCGGGCCGCAGAAGAAAGATTGCGGAGCAACAGGGTAAAGCCGAATGCCACGGCGCCGGCTCAGGCCCAGCTGCCGTTAGTTACGGCGCCCGCCCGAGTCAGAGTGTCACCTGTGCCTGGCTTTGTGCTCCGCCGGCCGAAGCGTTACCGATCGCGCCGCTCGGCGCCCTGGACGTAAAAAAAGCCCGCTCGGGGCGGGCTTCATCTGTTCGTCACTTGCTTGGCGGCGGGAGGATCTTGTTGGCGTACATGCCACCGATCTTTATCGCCTCATCCTTGCCCCCAGGCAGAGTACTTGCCTTGTTCAGAATGTATTGCGGGAATTTAGTCGGCAAGTAGTTCTGCTTGAACCATTGGCGAAAATGAGCAAGCGCCGCATCCGGATAAGCATTTGGAAGCTGGGGGTTGCTTGCTGCCTGAGGATAGTAATCCGGGTAGTTGTGCTCGTACGTCGTCCGCTTTCCGAACTGCGCTTCAAGACCGCCAGTCGTCCAGTACCTTCCCCATGCCTGACCAACACTTATGTCCGGGATCGTTTTATGGTTGACCGTCAGGCCGGACGAGATGAGGTCGACGACAAGACCAGTGATTTCTTGGAAAATCGTGAAATACCCAACTGGCGCACTGTCCTTGAGAAGGGTGACGCGATCATGGTAGAACTTCCAACTGTCGGCGGGAGTGTAATTTAACGCTTCATAAATGAACTTACGAAGGCCATAGGTGGCGAATCGACGGTAATTTTCGACGGCAGTCTTGCTATCGGCCTTAGATTCGAACGCATAGTATTCGAGGAATGCCATGCAGACGATGTCCGGGTAAGCATAGTGGACGGTGCCATTTTGGATGGTTTCCAGGTGAAGCTTCGGCTCATTGAAGCCATTTGAGTTCAGATATTCCTTGAAAAAAGAAATCCTGTCTTTACCTAAAACGTTGTTATTGTAGCTAGATTCCCACTCCTGGGTAATCGCTTGGATGACACTTCGATTAACGCCGGTAACACCCGACAGTCCGCGTTGTGTCAAATATGGGATGCCGTTCTCCAGCACGCCCATTTCAATGCCGTTGATATCTCGCTGAATTTCAATGCCAAGATCAAGCGGCATCTGTTTTGAGGCGGCCTGCTGAAGAGGGTAATTCACGCGCAACTCCTTGTTTTCAAAAGATTTATGGGCGGCCACCTGGCGCGCCTTCATTGAGCTACAGCCAGATGGCTACGCCACCATGATGCGAGCATGTACCGCGGCGGTGCTGACTGAAGCTATACGTGCCATCCCGGCATTTCGCACTTGCGCCGGCTGGCACCTGGTCGCGCGTCGACTTTGCTGGCGAGTGGACTTCATGCCCGTCCTTTGCTTTGTAGTGGCGATGGCTGAGCAGCTCGCCTTCGTCGGGCTCGGCGCCAAGGATTCGGCGCAGTTCCTCGGGTCTGGGCTTTTCGGCCGGCGCTGCCAGCTGGTGCCGCGGTAGCGGAGCAGGATCCGGGGCGCGCTGGGCCTGGGCGATCGACGCCCCGAAAGCGAATGAGAGGATGGCGGTGCTTAACAGCGCTTTCATGGATTCTCCCTATAGGCATCTAGCGTGCCATTTCAGCCGAGAATCATACGCTGTCAAAGTGGCAAAATACTATCCAATTATCACGACAAGGTTATAGACGGCCGGTCACTACGCGGCCCGGTTGATAGACCACGCGACCAATGATCTTGAGCTCGCCGCTCTTGGCGTTGATGGGCCCGAACTCGGGATTGATCGAGTGTAGATACCACTGCCCGCCGCGGTGAAGCATTTGCTTGATGCACGCCTCACCGTCGAACGCGATCGCATAGAGCTCTCGATTGATCGCCTTGGTATCGCTGATGTCGGCCACCACGACGTCATCCTCGAAGAACATCGGCTCACCACTTCTACCCTTGACCTGGAAGGCGCGCAGACTCTGCGGGTTGCACCGCAGTTGGGCGACAACATCTGCAGGGATTTGCAGGTCTTCGCCAAAAGTCTCATCGAGAGTCGGATCCAGCCTCATTACGCCGGCGTGGAGCCGGACGTTGACGCGCTTGATTGCGACCGTGTTGAGTTCGGGCCCAACCCGGACAGGACGAGCGCCTGGCGGAAGATGAGAAATCGGGGACTGGCCAGCACTTTTCTCGGTAGGAGTGCCGCCGGCCGCAACGATCAGCTCGGATGGCAGGCTGCGTCTGGTAATTTTCGAGATTGCCATGAGCTGCCGTAGATTCGGGCTATGCCTGCAGTTCTCCCATGCGGAAATGTTGGCCTTGGTGTAGCCGCGCTCCTCGCCAAGCTCGTCGGCGAGCTGCTGGCCCAGCCCCTCTTGGGAGAGGTCCGCATCCTTCCGAGCTGCGCGTATCCAGTCGGCTAGTATTCGTTTCATGTTGTCCATGCGGGGAGTATAGAAAAGGTGCGCTCCAATGTACAGAAATACTTGACCTTTGAGATATTGCAAACATATACTGTGTATTCATACAGTGTTTCGGATATGCAATAATTAGGTCAGCGGCGGGGCGTAATGGCGGCAATGATTTCCCTCACCATCTCCTGAGTACGCTTTATCTCGGCCATCATCTTGGCGTTTTGCTCAGCGAGAGCGGACAGCGAAGCGCCGCCGGCCGCAGCAGTTAGGCGGTTGATGATCTCGGTATTCATGGAGTGGTCCGCGCGGGCAGCGGCATCTTGGAGGTCTGCGTGCAAATCGGCAGGGATGCGCATCGCAGTTTTGACTGCGGGCTTCTTTGGTGGCTTTTCTGACATGCGCGCGATTTTTGCGCGTTTCCGGATGCCAGTGTTGTAAGTGCCATACAACCTATGGCACTTTCTAGAGGAGGGCGAGAAAAAGTTACAGCTTGTAACTACAAAAAAGCAGCCAGGCCCTAGTGGAGTGTGATATTCGGTTAGTTTATGCAGGGTAAATGGGGTGGAAAGGCCGCTCTATTCAACGAATGTTGGAATGCTACTGCGTCCTATATTGACGTAAGGTATTTCCAAGGAGACACAGAAATGGTAGGCGATACTGCTCCGAAGCTCATCAGAGCGACCAGAAGTGACAACGAGGAGTTTCAGTTGACGGGCCAGGAGGTCCGTCTTATCCGCAATTACCGCGCGATGGAGCATGTCGCACAGGAAACGTTTGTGGACATCTCGGAAGAGTTTGCTTTGTCTCTTCCTGCGCCCAGGCGCATTGACCTGAGCGCGACCGTATCGGTGGGTTAATCGTCTGCCTTGGGAACCGCCATTGCGGTATTACGGATCATAACCTTCCCTTTATCGGTGGCCCTGCGATACAGGTCAAGAATTGCCTTCTCTGAGGCGTCGAGTCTCTCAAGGGTTGTTCCCGTTGACATCCGCGGCTGCGCTTGGCCGTTGGCCTGTACGTCACCGCTCTCTACAGGGGCTTTTGAGGTCGATATCTCATCCGTCGGCGCCATTTCGCCGGCCGGCTCTTTATCCAGGCTGCCGCGTTCGAGAGAGAGAGCATCTTCGATGATGTCCCGCATGTCTTCGCCAATCCGCTTTTTTCCGTCCTTCCCCTCTGGGTAAAGCATCCTCGAAACGTACGAGGGCGATCGCCCAATTAAGTCGGCGAGCGTAGCCGCTCTGCCGCCGCAGTGGCTGTGAAGCAGTGCGCGCAAGTTCAGTCGTCGAATCTCATATTTGTCCATGCGGCATTCAAGCAGCAATTTACTTTCAGGTAAATGACCCATAGGTATTGACTTCTACTTTACCTGTGGGTAAATTATAGGCATGGATAAATTGCTTAAGTACCTCAACTCTTTGTCGAAGGACGAGCGCGCCGCGTACGCATTGGCCTGCGGCACGAGCGAGGGATATCTCCGAAAAGCAGTTAGTCGCGGCCAGGAATTCAAGGCGGAGCTTTGCATCGCGCTGGAGCGCGAGTCCGATGGTTCGGTTCGCTGCGAAGACTTGCTGCCCGATGCCGACTGGGCGTACATCCGCTCGCAGTCGGCATCGTCCGGCATGTCTCGCCGCTCGACCGATCCGAAGCCGCGTTCGGCCGATGTTAGCAACTGACGCGCTCTACGCTCGCCGCAATAGACCGTAACTACGCCGCCGCGGGCGAGCTGCAGTGGAACAGCGATCAGATCGCAGTTCATCAGTACGAAGGCAGCGTTAGACATGTAGGGCTCCGGTTGTTGTTCTCAGTTGTGCAAAGAATACATTTCAAAAAGGAAACGGTCATGAAGGGGAATCTTCAAAGTCAGTCGCTGGTCGATGTGCTCCGCGCAGCAGTCGAGTCCTGGCGCCGCGCGAACGGCCAAAGCCGCGAGACGGTAGCGCTGAACGTCATGGATGCGCACACCCGCATCGGAGCCGATATGACGACTGGGATCCTTTTCGACTCGAGCAGCAAGGACCTCTACACCCAAGCCAAGCATGCGGCACAGAAGCTGTACCGCTGGCTCGGCGGCGACGACGAACAAGAGGCAAAGCTCCCGGCAAACATGATGCCATCGATCCTGGCGGCGCTGCCCGTTGAGCTGCGCGTTGTAGCTCTAAATCAAATCCTGAGCTCGCTCGGCGTCGAAGTGCGTGCGATCGACTCCGGCGCAAACACTGGCGTCGACTTCTCCGCCCACCTGCGCGCCGTGATGAAGGAGGCAAGCGAGGCGCAACTGGCACTCGTCAACCTGCCGGCGGACGCATCGGACGAACAGCTTCTCGCTGCACACAAAGAGCTGACCGAGGCGTCTCAAGCCTGTGAGCGCGCCGCATGTGACGCGATGGCCACAGTTGCAGATCGCCAGATCGCTCGCGCTTCTGCGCCGGCTTCGAAGTAGGGAATACCCAGGCGGCGGGGCATGCCGTCACCAATAACCACAACACGGAGTCAACGATGAGTGCAGCAGCCCAAGAAGTCACCCCGCCAGAAGCCCTGGATCCGAGCGCCTTGCTCGACTACCTGATGTCGGTGCTGAACCTGAAGAACGATGCTGCCCTGGCGCGTGCCTTGGAAGTCCAGCCGCCAGTAATCAGCAAGATCCGTCACAACCGCTTGCCGATCGGCGCCTCGCTGCTGATCACCATGCACGAGCTGACGGGTGAAAGCGTCAAAACCCTGCGCCTGGTGATGGGCGACCGCCGGGCGAAGTTCCGCGGTCCGTTCGGCGCCGAAGTGACGGGCGAGTGATCGAGCCATGAGCGTATCGACCCTGTTCGACAAGCTGCGGAAGCAAGAAAGCATTCCGAGCGATTCCGCTTTGGCGCGCGAGCTGGAGGTCACAGCGTCCGACATAAGCAAGTCGAGGAAGCGGGACGTGATCAGCGATCGGGTGATCTTGCGGATCCACGAATACCTGGGTTGGCCGGTCCGTGAAATCCGCCTGGAGCTCGAGCAGCCCGCTCCCCACCACTACCACGATAACCCGGCCGGGGTCAGCACGACTGAGGCCAATCAATAAGAGAACGCAGATGGATCAAGAGGAAGAGAAACAGCCGGCGCCGCTACCGATCGAGCCGGGGCATGTGATGAGCAGGGAGAAGTTTGAGCGGTTGCTGGAAGAGCAGCAGAAATGAAAAAAGGCCGGTTGCAGCCGGCCTTCCTGAAGCGGTGAAACTAAGTGAGGAACAAATGATAACAGCAAATCCGAATCCGGCGGCGCATGCCGGTGAAGCGCAGGCTTCAAGCGCTACTGATCCGCGCGAGGCCTACTGGGAAGAAGTCGAGGCTGAACTTCTGAAACTCCCAGCAGCAGCCAAGCTCTACTCAGCCGCGGTGCCCGCCGCGATCGGCGGTGCCGCATGAGTGCGCTCAGCCAAGAGCGGTTTCTGAAGGACGTCGCCGAGCATGCAGTGACGGTCATTCGAGACGACGGTGTCTATCGTCACATTCGCTTCAAGCGCCCGGACACCAGTTGCTACTACTTCGACCTGATCACGTGGCCAGGATGTCTTTGCTATTCCGGCGACATGGGTACGTTCGTATTTACCCGTACCCGCGACATGTTCGAATTCTTCCGCAATGACCGCGAATACAACGCCAAGCGTGGTCGCGTACTGTCGATCAACCTGGGTTATTGGGGTGAGAAGCTGATCGCGGTTGACGCGAACGGCGCGAACAGCGGTGGAAGGGCAAAAGAGTTCGACTCGACGAAGTTTGCTCGAGTAATCAACGACTACCGGGTTAGCTGGATGCGTCGCGGCAAGGAAGAGGGCACGCTCGACAAGGAGCAGCGCCGCGATCTTTGGGACCGCGTCCAGGAGGAAGTGCTTGATCGAATTGACGATGGCGAGCACTACGCCACAACAGCAGCCTACGAGTTCAGCTTCAGCAACGAGCCATTCGGCTACTCAAGCCGCCGGCCGAATTGGCAGTTCGAAGACTTATTCGAACACGATTTCACGGAGTACACCCGCACTTTTGTATGGTGCTGCTACGCGCTAGCCTGGGGCATCCAGAAGTACGACGACGCTCGCGCTGCAGCGGTTGGGGCGCCCGAACGCGATCCGCGAGTGCCCGATATGTTCGAAGAAGGCGGTGCAGCATGAGGCTCGTCGTCTGCGCACAAACTGGAGATCGCGTGGTCGACGCCGCTCTGGTCGATATCGGATCTGGCGCCGAGTTGTTTGCCGCTCATCGCTCCATCGATCCCGGGATGAACGGCGCCGGTGTGTGGAGCGTGTCGCATGTTGCCAGCGGCTTCCGGATCGCATCGGGCAATACGGCGGCTGATGCGCTGGAGGCTGCATGCGCGAAATGGCGATCCACGACGGCCGAGGAGCATGCTAGAGCGTTCGCTCACGCGCTCGACATCCGGGCTGCTCGTCAAAACAAAGCTCTGGACGAGGTGCTGTCATGACCCGCGCCCACCACGTAACCCACAGCTACACCGCGGCCCGAATCGAGCGCATGCGCTCCTTGATTACTGCGCTGCAGGTCAAGCCGCTGACGCGTGACGAGATCGGCGCCGTGCTCGAGGTAGGCCCGTCGGGCGTGCGGAAGTACCTGGTCGACCTGCGTGGCAAGTACGAAGTCGACGCGATCGCCGGAGAGGGCGTCATCCGCCTAACGATTAGCGCAGCCGAGGTGCTGGCGTTCCTGGGCGAACTGTCGGCGGCAGCTCTTGCGCGTTCGGCCGCGAAGGCGCCGGCCGCACCTGTCATCGACCCGTCCCGGCACATCCACATCATGCTCGACGACGCGCCGTTCAAGGTTCGGCCGCAGCGAGGCATCCCGGAGCATCACCCGATGATGGCAGCGCTCTACGGCATGGTGCGCACGGAGATCCGAGCATGACCTACATCCGCCACGGCGCCAAGCGCTGCGTCATCTGCAAACGCCCAGAGGGCAGGCCTCACGCTCCTGATTGTTGGGTAGCCAAATTCACTATTCGGAGAGCCGCATGACCGCTCGCTCAAAATTCTATATCCCCAGCAAAGGCACTGCGGCCAGGCTGGCAGCCGAACATCTGTTCAAGACCGGCCCGGCGCCGGAATTGGAACTCTACGCGGCTGTCGACTTCAAGTGCGCTCCCGAAAAGCGCGCCGAGAAGCTGCAGCGCGCCGTCAGCACTGGCGTATTGACCCAGCTCCCGGACGGAAAGCTCGATTGCACCAAGGCGATCCGCACGTATTTTGAGGATCAGGCGTGCCAGAAGGAAGAGGCTAAGCCGATCGGCGAGATCACCCCGGCGCAGTACCGCCCGAACATCTTCGCAAGCCAGGGCATCAGCAAGAAGAACATCCCGAATCGCCGCGGCCTGCGTCCGGCTTCCGATCTGGCGCCAGCATGGTCGGTGCGCGAGACGTTGAGCATCAAGACCATTGCTGGAGGTGAGGCATGAACGGGGATTTCGAGATCGGCGATGTGTGCATCTGGCAGAACTGCGTCGGAGAGTGGGCGTATCTGAACGGTATTGAAACTACTGTGATTGCAGATAAACGGCCTTCGAGAGACCTGGTGTCGGGCAGCTCGGGATGGTCCTACCCGACCGACACGCCGCATCCCCACAAGCCCGGCGAGACGCTTTTTGGCGATTCGCGAGAGCTTAGGAAGAAGCATCCGCCTACTACCGGCGAGCTGATGATCCGCGCCATGTTCGACGCACTGCCTCAGCCTGTTCTGGAGGTCGCATGAAAGAGCGTCCAATCCTTTACACCGGCCGAGGGCATGGTTCGGTCAGGCCGCAGCCGATGCTAGCGGTGGCACGCGCATTGATTCCCCTGAAAGATGCAAGTGAGGCTATTGCGCGGGGGCTGGAGGCATGGAACCAATCGCAACTGCGTGACGCGATCCGCTCGACCGAATTCTTCATTGCTCAAGCAAAAGAGGCACTCGAGCAGGCCGGCGCGCCTGTGCCGATGGGGATTGTGGAGGGAGACGGGCGATCATGATGCGTTCGTCGAATCTCAAGCCGGGAAAGCCGCTCGCTCGCAAGACGCCTATGGCACGCGGAACAAGCCAGCTCCGCACGAAAGCGCCCATGTCGCGCGGCAGCGGGTTCAAGACCCCGACCGCCGGCGCCGGCCTGCTGCGCGTAGCTGCGGTCCAGGCTAAAACCTCATTCCCGCGAAACCGGGAATCGAAGCCACCGAAGCTGCCGAAGCCGATGAGGTCGCGCGGGATGAAAGGCCGCCCGCCGATCGCGGAGGAAGTGCGCTTCATGGACCGCATGGGGCAACTGCCGTGCATCGCTTGCCTGAAGGATGGATGGGAGAACCACGAGATCAGCTTGCACCACATCGACGGCCGCACGAAGCCGGGCGCGCATTTCCTCGTCCTGCCTATCTGCGCCGGTCACCACCAGTCCGGCACTGGGGAGAACCCGTCGCTGATCGCAGTCCATCCGGACAAGGAGCGTTTCGAGGCGCGGTACGGCACTCAGCGCGAGCTGTTGGCGGAGTGCGTTGCGAAACTCAGAGAACAAGGAGTGCTTGAATGCGAGCTGTGAACGAAGCGGTAACCGCGCCGGCAATCCGCTATCACGGGGCCAAGTTCCGCTTGGCGCAGTGGATCATGAGTTTTTTTCCGGAACATACCTGCTACGTTGAGCCTTTCGGCGGCGCGGCCGGCGTGCTACTGCAGAAGCCACGCGTGTACGCCGAGGTCTATAACGACTTGGATGGAGTAATCGTGAACTTCTTCCGGGTGCTTCAAGATTCGGGGCTGCGTCAACGCCTGACCGAGCGCTTGGTGCTGACGCCCTATGCGCGAGAGGAGTTCGATCTCGCATGGGAGTCGACGGACGACCTGATCGAAAGCGCTCGCCGCCTATGTATCCGGGCTCAGATGGGATTTGGGTCTGCTGGCGCCTCAAATGGCCCGACCGGGTTCCGGATCGACACGAAGCGCGAATACGGCACAGCGCAGCACCTGTGGGCGACATATCCGAGTGCAATCGCTGCGGCAGGCCAACGCATGTCAGGAGTCCTGATCGAAAACCGGCCCGCGGTCGAAGTCATGAGGGCACATGACGCGCCTAGCACACTTCACTTCGTCGATCCTCCGTATATGCACGAAACCCGCGTAATGAAAGGTAGCCGCCGGAACTACAAGCACGAGCTTTCGGATTTCGACCATGCCGAGCTGCTTGATGTCGTGCTCGAGCTGAAGGGCTTCGTCATTCTGTCCGGATACCGGTCGGATCTGTACTGTGGAAAGCTGGCGGGCTGGCAGGAGCGATCGACAACCGCCCGAATCAGTGCGGGCCGTGGCACAGCCATCCGGGAGGAGGTCGTCTGGATTAATCCCGCCTGCGCCGCTGCCCTTGAGGCGGAGGCGGCGCAACTGAGGATGTTCGCATGACCGAAGCTCCCGACTATGTGCATCCGAAACGTGCCCGAGCAATCGCCGCCATCCTAGCAGCACTGCCGGCGACGAAAGTTGAGATCGGGCCGCGCGCGGGACTGAATAAAACAACCGTACTGAAGGTCATGCCGGAGTTGCACAAGGCGGGGCAGGTGCACATCGGCGCATGGCGACCGCACCCGATACATGGTCCGCCGATGGCGGTGTACCACCCGGGACCAGGCAAGGATGCTCCGGACGTGCTCCCGCGCCTTACCAAAAAACAGAGATCCGAGCGCTACGAAAAGCGGATCAAGGGAACCGAGAGGCACGACCAGCGCAAGGCCAGGCACCGAAGCCGCCATTGGGAGAAAAAGGCGGCGGCAACGAAGAAGGGCTGGGCTGCTGCGCTTGGACTGTAAATGGATGCCGCTTGAAGCGGCACTGTTAGGAGATTGATATGGGAAGCATTCTGACTATTCAAAGTGGCGCGGCAGCTGCGGGCCTGATGCCGTTCCACTTCGACGGACGCCAAATTCGTGTCGTCACCGACGAGAACGGCGAACCGCTGTTTGTTGGCAAAGACGTATGCGAGGCACTTGGATACGCCAATGCGGCCGACGCGCTCAAGAGCCATTGCCGTGGGGTCGCCAGGCGCTACCCCATCGCCGACGCCCTTGGCCGAACCCAGGAAACGCGCGTGTTGGCCGAGCCGGACGTCCTGCGCTTGATCGTCAACTGTTCGCTGCCGGCCGCCGAGCCGTTTGAGCGCCTTGTCTTCGAAGAGATTCTGCCGACCATCCGCCGTACGGGCTCGTACTCTGTGGCGGCGGCGCCGGCTCTGCCGCGTTCGTTCGCCGAAGCGCTGCGCCTGGCGGCCGACCAGCAAGAGACGATTGAGGCGCAGGCTCAACAACTGGAAGCGGCAAAGCCGGCCGTCGAGTTCGTCGAGCGCTACGCCGATGCGACCGGCACCAAGGGCTTCCGCGAGGTCGCGAAGATCCTGCAGGCCAATGAGAGCCAGTTCCGCGAGTTCCTCATCGAAGAGAGGGTCATGTACCGGCTCGCAGGCGCGCTGACGCCGTACGGCCAGCACATCGACGCCGGGCGCTTTTGCGTCAAGACCGGCACGGCCCAAGCTAATGGTCATGCGTACAGCGCGGCTCGCTTTACACCGAAGGGCGTGACTTGGATCGCGGGTGAGTGGGCGAAGTGGCAGCTGAAACAACGCGGGGAGGGCGCCCATGTGTGACCTCTCGAAAATGCGCGAGCTGGCAGAGGCCGGCCAAGATGTGACGCTTGATGCCGGGACGTTCCTCAAGCTGCTGGACGCGGCCGAGAGCATCAAGGTGCAGTTGGTCCCCACGAAGGAGAGGCGCGAACAGAAGCCGGGGGAGGAGGGGGACGAGCGGTGCGCGCGATGGATGTTCGACGTCCTGAAGGCTGTCAATCCGACTGCAAAGGGGCCGAACTTCACGACCTGGTCCCGCGATGTGCGCCTGATGCGCGAGTGCGATGGGCGCACGCACAAGGAGATCGGCGGCCTTTTCCGCTGGGCGCAGCAGGATTCGTTCTGGTGCTCAAACATCCTGTCGCCCGCAAAGCTGCGCAAGCAGTGGGACACGTTGGTGATGCAGCGCCGCCGCACTGAGGTGACGAAGCAACCCACGCAGCTCGGCAAACAGGGGCAGGTAACTGCGCAGAACGCGCAACGCTGGTTAGAGGAGCATGGCAATGCAGCCTAATGATCGCAAAAACTTTGTGACGCTCATCACTGGAATTGCGGATTACTACCGCGCCGAGCTGTCGATCACGGCCATCAGCCTGTACTGGGAGGGCCTCAAGCAGTACGACCTACCGGCGATCGAGCGCGCGCTCTGGCAGCACACCCAGAACCCTGACAGCGGGCAGTTCATGCCGAAGATCGCCGATGTCACGAAGGTGCTGCAGGGCCGGACCGAGGATCAGGCGCAGCTGGCCTGGTCGAAGGTCGATCGCGCCGTGCGGCAAATAGGGATCTACACCGACGTCGCCTTCGACGATCCAATCATCCACCGCGTGGTGGCCGATATGGGCGGCTGGGTGCCGATGTGCTCCCACGACGATGACGGCTGGCCGTTCGTCGCAAAGGAGTTCATCACGCGCTACCGCGGCTTCAGGATCTCGGGCCAGATCCCAGAGTATCCCCGCTACCTGCTGGGCAGCGCCAGCCCGCATAACACCGCTGGCGGATACGGAAAGCCGTGCGTGCGCATGCTCGGCAACGTCGACGTGACCCGCCAAGTAATCGAAGGCGGGCAAGCTGTGGTTCCGCTGCAGCTCGGCATGGGCCGGCCGCCGCAGCTGCCAGGAAGCGCCGCATGACAGGCCAAATCGAAGAGATCTGCGCCATGTGCAAGCACTTCAAGATGAAAGACTTTCCGCAGCATGCGGCGGTAGGGCTGGGACGGTGCATGGGGTACGACAAGGACCTGACCGCACTGATCAACCCATTCGTTCCATGGGGTCGAAAGGCCTGCGTCCGGTTCGCGCTGGGGGCCAAGATCACGGAGCGCCTCGCGTGGATCGAGAGGCAGGAAGCAAAAACACAAAAGGAGCAAAAGGCATGACAGGGATGGAAGCAAACCGCCGCTTAGCTGAACTGCTGGGCTGGACGAACACTTTTAATACCGGCAGCGCGCTGCTCGGCACGCCTCCAGGTGCTGTGGCTGCGGTCGATCGCCTTGAACGAGTGCCTGATTGGGCTGGCGACTGGAGCGCCTGCGGCCCGCTAATGGTGCAGTTCATCCGCCGCGCCAGGTTCTGGCCACATCGTGCCGTCGTGGGCACGACAACCGCAGGCTGTGACTTGATGCGGGATCCGCAGGCCGGGGAGGGCGAGGGCGCCAATGTCCGGCGCCTGATAGTCGATGCTGCGATTGCGGAGCTGGAGGCGCGTCGATGAAGAGGGGGCTACAAGCACTCGGCCGCCTTAAGGTCGGCGCCATGAACAAGACCGAGCAAGCCTACGCTGCGACGCTGGCCGAGCGCCAGCGCGCCGGCGAGGTGGCTTGGTACAAGTTCGAGGGTATAAAATTCCGCCTTGCCGATAACACCTTCTACACACCGGACTTTGCCGTCATGCTCGAAAGCGGTGCGCTGGAGATGCACGAGGTCAAAGGGTACTGGCAGGATGACGCAAGGGCGAAGATCAAGATTGCCGCCGACCTGTTCCCCGTACGCTTCATAGCAATCAAAGCGAAGCTGAAGAAAGAGGGCGGCGGCTGGGCGGTTGAGGAATTCTGACGGCCATCCGTCAGTTTGCATATGGCTCGGCACACAAGCCAGAAAAGGCTGAGGCTCCTTTGGTCGCTGCTGGGTTATTCAAATAACGCGTTCAAAACTGAATTACTCCGATTCCTCCTCAATGTTCGGGTCGCTGATGTCCACGTGAAAGTCTCCATTTCCCACTCGGCCGACCAGTTGTGATTGATCGTACTGAGCGCTATTCAAGCTCGCGTGATAAAGCCCCGTTCGATTGATTGCGTTGATTCCGCGCCGATTTTCTTCTGGGCCATTCTGGCCGTCCTTGCGCAGGTAGTCATAAAGTATGCCTGTGTAGTCGAGAACGAGCTGCCGGTCTTCCGGTGATAGCTTCCTCAATACACCAGGTGAGTTGAGAGCGTCGCCGTCAACGTCGCCGCCTTCTGGAACCTCCACTTTTTCTAGGCCTTTCAGCGCGCTGATGGCGTCGCGGGCACTGGGTTTAAAAAATGACATGTTTCCTCCTTCGTCAAGCGCCTAGATCAAGGCGCGGGACTCTTGGCCAAGAGGCAGATAAATGATGATATGAACCGGTAAAAATATCAAATGTATATTGTTGGGCTCGACAAGTGTCGTCACAAATATCCAACGCCTTTCCATTTGGAAAACTTCGGGCAGGCAAGAAAATGAATCTTGAACTGCTAAGCTAGCTCTACCATTACTAGGAGCAAGCCATGCCCTTCGCCGAGCGCTACCTCAACGCCCTGAACTCGTCCAATCTGCAGGACGACGAACAGCACAAACAGACTGAAGTGCTTGCTGCTGCGGCACTTGCCGACCTGTCAGGCGGGTCGGGTAGTGTGTTCGGCTCAATGCTCTCGCGCGCCAAATACGCTGACCCGGTCCAGCACAAGACGTTCGAGTCGGGCAATCACAACCTGGCTGTATTGCTGAAAGTCTGGAAGAGGGTGGTGGCGAAGCGCGGACTGGACCGCAGCTGGTTCCCGAAGCCGCGCGCCGAATGGGACGCCAACGCCGTGCTCAAGCGATACGCGCAGATCGCGGAGCAGTCGCTTGCGCATTGGCTAGGCGGTAACTGCGAGGCTTGCAACGGGACTAAAGTCGGCTCGACCGGGCAGGCCTGCAAGCCATGCGGCGGCACAGGTTCGGCGCCGATCCTGGGCGACAACGTCGTCGCCGATCGCACGCGAGACATGGTGAGCGAGCTGGAAGGGCTCTACCAGTCGCACAGCGCGCGGGCCGGCGCGAAGATGCGTGAGGCGGCATAATGTGGCAGACACAGTATCCAACGCTGGAGATGGTCAACTCCGCATCGTTTCAAACGCTTCAAACGTGGGATGCTAATCTCCCCGAACCGCAAACCGATGTTGAGCGCACGATTCGACGCCGTATAAGCAAGGCGCAGTTCGAGCGAGCGGCCGAAGAGGCTCGCCAGAAAGCGCCATCAGTTGCGGACAAGTGGAACGATATAATGGATGGGCTGGAGCGCATCACTGGGCGTGCTGGTCCGAAGATGTAAGCTTGAGTCCGGCGCTCATACCTCAAGCGTAAGAAAGGAAGATCGTGAAGCTCTCGAAGAATCAAGGCATGGCTCACTCTCAACTTGCGCTCATCGGTGCAGGCATGAGCCAAGTCGTTCGAATCCTGAGTCGAGTACAGCTTCCAATAGTTACTTTACCGGCGAGACAAATCGATCTCAAAAGTATTGCATCCGTCAAAAAACAGGCGTAAACTTTAGTCTTCAACACAGTTCCCTCTCGATACCGTAATGCGCGCGAAAGCGCCAACGCTGTCCCGAGGCAGTCGAAATACCCAGCCCGCGTTAAAGCCGGCGTTCGGCTGCAAGGAACGTGATTCGGCCCGCCACTTCGGCGGGCTTTGTCGTTTACGCGCCACTTAGCAGATAGCTCTGGGCGTGCTAAGCCCCGCCTCGCCCGAGGTCGGGCAACCTCCATCGAATGAGGTGAGCCATGAAGCGCTAACCCAGCCGCACCTGGTCATCACGTAGAAGCGCGACGAAACGCGCACGGGATCGCAGTTGCCCGATGAGTGCCGGAGCGCCCGCCCGGCGATACTCAGAAGACGGCGCCACACGCATACGAGAACATGCCCTGGCATCGGCCAGAACAGTCGAGCGCACAAGCTGCGCGCATCGACGCTGCACGCTGTAAGCAGCCGCCTCACTGGCGCAACCAGTGACCACACAAAGCCTAGGCTCGACAACCACGCATCGCGTGCGCGAATGACGGCCGAGGGCTCTGTGTGGTGGGCGCAATAATGCGGCCATAGGGTCTGCGCACAGAACCTCTAGGGTGACTCCCGCCGCAACCAATTAGACATCGAGCTGTTCCGCCAGGATGCCGAGCGCGCCTGCAACCGGCCCGAGCAATCCTGTCGGGAGTTCTACTGCGTCCTCTAAGAGAGCGTACTCAGCAGGGGTCATGTTTAGCTTTGCCGCGACATCTTCCTGAGTAAGCTTCATGTATTCGCGCCAGGCCCGCGCGGGCGACATCTCGTGCTCCACCATGAGCGACACGACTGCGTGCGGAATCGTGACTTCGCTGGCCATTAGCGCGCCACCAGATCAAGCTCGCGCCCGAGCGCCTTAAATGCGGCTGCTAGCGTGTCAATCTTGGTCGCGTGATTAAGGTCGATGATCCGATTCACCTCCTGAGGCTTCAGTTCCATAAGGCGCGCCAGGTCGACTGGCCTAACCTTTTGCGCAAGCATCTCGTTGAGCAGCATGACCTTTGCCGAGGCGCTGAGCGGCAGCTCAATGAGGCGCTCGCCCTCGACTGGATTGGATGGCGGTGGTACGGGTCGACGATCTTCGAAGTAGAAGTCCATCGCGGTAAGTAAGGCGTCGGCCGCCATGGTGTGCGCTTCGGCCTCTTCATCGCCTTGCGTGATTGCTTCCGGAATATCGCGGAAGGTGACAACAAACCCGCCTTCCTCGGCCGGGGTAAAGATCGCTGGATATTTCATGTGTTCCCTTTCGTTGCTATAAAACGTAACACCTGGAGGTGTAGCTAGGCAGAGTTGGAAGCCCCTTTCGGGGCCTCCCTCCTATTTCAGTTTTAGTATTCGTTTGATCTCTTCAGCGGTTCCTGTCTTGATTTCCTTGGCGGGATGTCTAGGAACCGTGGTTTGCTCTCCGTTTAAGTAGACCTTCAAGTGTTTCTTGCCTTGCTTGAATGTCGCTCCCTGTTGAGCCAACCACCGAACAAACTCACTCTGCTTCACTACACCTCCTGACGTCGTTGAACATGTAGATACTATAAACAAAAACGTTTATAGAAGCAAGCAATTTTGTTTATGAAGTCGAAAATATTTTCGCGGGCATGGCTCAGCTGGTAGAGCGAAAGCCTTCCAAGCTTGGTGTCGCCGGTTCGAATCCGGCTGCCCGCTCCAGTGTCTCCAAAAGTAGATTGACGTCTACTTCTTCGCCGCCTGCACGCAGCAATGCGACTCGCGGCTTTTTTATTTGTGAGGTCGTCCCATGCTCAAGCACTTCGCCGCCAATACTGCCGGCCGTGACTTCGTCGTGGGCGACATCCATGGGTGCTTCCAAAAGCTTGAGGTCGAGCTGGCTCAGATCGGCTTCGATCCAAGTGTTGACCGCCTTTTCAGTGTGGGCGATCTAGTTGATCGCGGCCCTGACTCGGATCTGGCATACGAATGGCTGGCAAAGCCCTGGTTTCATGCAGTGCGCGGCAACCATGAGCAAATGGCTATCGACTGCGCTGACGGCATGTCCGATGCAGGCGTGTATGTGCACAACGGCGGCGCATGGTTCCTCGCGCTGACGAAGCCAGAGCAAAGGTTGATTGCTGATGCCTTCTCGGCTTTGCCGATTGCCATTGAAGTCGAAACCCAAGCGGGCCTGGTTGGCATCGTTCACGCTGAATGCCCACTGGGCTCATGGGCTGACTTTGTCGATGCGCTGCAAAGTGATCGAGCGGATCTGTGCGCAATGACCAGCATGTGGAGCCGCGAGCGAATCACTGCCAAAGATGCGTCGGAGATCGAGGGCGTCGAGCGCGTGTTCGTCGGCCATACCCCGCTGACACAGCCAAGCAAGTTGGGAAACGTGTACTACATCGACACCGGCGCCGTGTTCGGCAAGCGGTTGACGATCGTTCAAATCAATTAACGAGGTGCGCCATGAGTGTCGAAGCTGAAGTCATCTGGCTGCGATTCGTAATGCAGATGCTGCGAGAGGATGCGGTGATCGATGCTGCAAGGATCTCGGCATGAGCGGCAAGGCTGATATCTACGCCGCTGAGATCCGGCGTGCTGTGCTGGGCCTGAATGCCGGTGAGCTGAAGGTCGATAACCCCGCGCGCCTGGCGCAGATCGCTGAACACCTGGCGCTGTGCGAAGACGCGCAGACCGCATTGCGTGCGAGGGGCTACGGCTGCGCAGGCATGACCCTGCTCGAGATCGTGCGCGAGGTGCCCGTCAACGCGCTTGGTCGTATCAAGAACTGGTTCGACCGAAAGCCTAGCTCGAAGCCATGCCCGGACCTCAATGAAGTGCATGACATCTGGAGTGCGCGATGAAACCAATGCTTGGACATCAGATCGGTCCGCAGCTGGTCGAGGCGCTCGGCCTGCCCAAGAATACAGTCGGCTTTACCCTGCGCTGCTACGCCGACGAGATAGTGAGTGTGAAGTGTGAATACTGGCCGGAAGACTTCGGCCTTGCAAAGGCACTCTCCAGATATAACCTGGTTGCCGTTGGTGGTGATCTCCCAGGTTCGAAGGGCTTCAACTTCGATACTTGGATGCGAGACCGTACCGAGCGTGCGCACCGCGAGTTCATGGAGCGCACGTCACGGCACCTGCCGTGCGACGCGACAACCGAGGATGTGGCGTGCTACATGGGCGCACTGACCGACTGATGCCGCCACGCCCGAAATCAATATGCCGAAAGGTAGCGTGCGGCGTCCTGATCGACGCGCCAGGATACTGCGAGCGGCACACCAAGCAGGCATCCGGATGGGTGCGCAGCAATGGCGACAGGACTAGTGCTCAGCGCGGTTATGGATACGCCTGGCAGAAGACTCGTGAACGGATCCTCAGCCGTGATTGCGGCCTCTGTCAGATCAAAGGGCCGGCCTGCACCTTCATTGCAAGCGAGGTCGATCACATAGTGAGCAAGGCGGCTGCTAGGGCGCGGGAATGGACAGCGGAGCAGATCGAATCTGACTCGAACTTGCAGGCCTCTTGCCAGTGTTGCCACAAAGCAAAGACGGCTGTCGAGCGTACCCAGGGCGGGTAAATCTTCGGGACTTTTGACCCCTAGACCGACTAGCCCGTGTTTTTCATATTTCCGCAATTGAGAATTTGGGCCTAGGAGGGCGCAAGTATGGCCAAACCCCGAACCCCTTCGGCGGTGCTGGAGGCTCGGGGTGCGTTCGACAAGGATCCCGGCCGGCGCCGCGAAGACTTTGAGGCCGGTGAGTTCGACGTCGAGCCGCCGAAATATTTCAAGGCGCACCAAAAAGCGGTCTGGAATGAAATCGTCAGCGTTCTGCCAGCATCGGTCTTACAAGCCACTGACCGAATGGCGGTCGAGCTGGCGGCGCGGTTGATTGCGCAGTTCCGGAAGGCGGACGACGCTGAGGTCACATCCGCCCAGGTCGCGCAAATCCGCACGGCGCTGGCGGTGCTCGGCATGACGCCGGCCGACCGCTCTCGCGTCTCGGTCAAGAAGCAGGCTCCCTCGAACCCGTTCGCCGACATGATGGGCGGATCTAAAAAGGCACATTGACTATGCCGGCCGATTTCGTCGGCAAGGCACAGGAGTACGCGCAGGCAGTCGTCAAAGGAAAAATCGTCGCTTGCAAGTGGGTCAAGCTGGCGTGCAAGAAGCACCTGGACGACTTGAAGGCTAGCCGCCGCAAGGCGTTCCCGTATTACTTCGACGAGGATGCGGCCAATAAGGTCTGCACGTTCCTGTCGCTGATGCCTCACACAAAAGGGAAGTGGGCTCGGAAGCGTGAGCTCATCGAACTGCAGCCCTGGCAGTGCTTTGCCTTCACGACGCTGTTCGGCTGGAAGATCAAGAAGAACGATCGCCGTCGGTACCGTCGAGCTTATTTCGCTGTGCCGCGGAAGAACGGCAAGTCGATCATCGGCTCGGGCATTGGCCTGTACATGTTCTCAGTCGACGGCGAATTCGGCGCCGAAGTTTATTCCGGCGCGACCACCGAGGCGCAGGCCTGGGAGGTGTTCCGTCCAGCGAAGCAGATGCTCGAGCGGACGCCGGAGCTGCAAGAGGCGCTCGGCGCCGAGGTTTGGGCGAAGTCGCTGTTGGTACCTGCGGATGGATCTCGTTTCGAGCCGGTGATCGGCAAGCCTGGCGACGGTGCTTCGCCGTCGTGCGCGATCGTGGACGAGTACCACGAACACGACTCGTCCGAGTTGGTCGACACGATGGAAACTGGTATGGGCGCGCGAGAACAACCGCTGCTCCTCATGATCACCACGGCCGGCTTCAACATTGCCGGACCCTGCTACGACCAGGAGATCGAGGCCAAGAAGGTGCTGGAAGGGACGCTGGACGATCCGGAGCTGTTCGCGTTGATCTACACGATCGACGAGGGCGACGACTGGACCAGCCCGGCGGTGCTACGCAAGGCAAATCCAAATTACGGCATTTCGGTCGACGAAGACTTCCTGCTGTCGCAGCAGCGGCAGGCGACGCAAAGCGCGTCGAAACAGACCCGCTTTAAGACTAAGCACCTGAATATCTGGTGCTCGGCGAAGTCGGCCTGGCTCAACATGCTTGAGTGGATGAAGTGCGCCGACTACACGCTGCGCCGAGAGCAGTTCAAGGGTGAGCGCTGCTACCTGACGCTAGATCTAGCCAGCCGTTCGGACATCTGCGTGCTAATGCTGGTGTTTGTCCGCGTCATCGACGGCAAGCAGCACTTCTATCTGTTCGGCGATTACTACCTGCCGGAAGCCGCTATCGAGGGTGCAGAGAAGAACGCAAACACCTACCGCAAGTGGGTGATCGAAGGCTTCCTGCAACAGCATGACGGTGCCGAGATCGACTTCGATCTGATCGAGGAAGACATGCTCGCCCTCGTGGCGGAGTACGGGCCCGAGGAAGTGGTCTTCGACCCTTGGCGCGCGGCCCAGCTGGAACAGCGCTTGACCAAGAACGGCATCACTGCGGTCGAGTTGGGGGCGCAGGTAAAAAACTTGTCGCTCCCGATGAAGGAGCTCGAGAGCGCGATCAAGGCCGGCCGCGTGCACCACGACGGTAACCCGATGCTGACTTGGATGATGTCGAACGTCGTCGCAAAGCTGGACGCAAAGGACAACATCTACCCCCGCAAAGAAAAGCCGGAGCAGAAGATCGACGGCGCGGTCGCCTCAATCATGGGCATTGCGCGCGCGATCAGCGGCGAAGAGCAAACGACATCATTCTGGGAATCCTGATGAACAAACTAATCAAAGCGGTTCCCGATGGGCTGATTGTCAGTGGTGGGCTCTCGATTTCATTCGGTGCTGGGCTGCTGCATGAAGCTGCTGGCTTCGTCGTTGCCGGCATCCTGCTGATCGTGGGCGGTATTTGCGCTGCGCGTCGGCAGCCTGTTGAGAAGGAAGGCGGCTGATGTCATTCTTCGTCCCTAAAGGGCGCCGCAACCAGGCATTCAATGAGCCATTTTGGCAAGACTGGATCGGTGCGCTCGAATCTGCGACAGGCAAGGCCGTTAATTGGCGTACTGCGCTACAGGTGGCGACCGTATTCGCATGCTGCCGCGTGATCGGCAACGGCATGGCACAGGTTCCGTTCAAGCTAATGCAGAAGAACGGACGCAAGCGCACTCCAGCGACTTCGCATCCGCTCTATAAGCTGCTATCGCTGAAGCCAAACGACTGGCAAACCAGTTTCGAGTTTCGACAGATGCTGGCGTGGCACATCGAGCTGTGCGGCAATGCTTATGTCTTTATCAGCCGGAATGCAGCCGGGAAGATCTTGGAGCTCATCCCGCTGCCGCCTGGGCAGGTGACGCCGCAACGAGACTCGAACCTCAAGATCACATATGACGTCGTCGGGCTGGATGGCACGTTCCGCACACTGAGCAAAGCTCAAATCTGGCATCTGCGCGGCCCGACGATCGATGGCTTTCACGGCCTGGATGTTGTGAAGTTGGCGAGGGAGGCAATTGGCCTGGCGATGGCTACAGAGGAGTCGGCGGCCCGCCTGCACAAGAACGGCGTGCAGAATTCCGGCGTCTACGCGGTCGATGCCACGCTCGACAAGAAGCAGTATGACGATCTCGCGAATTGGATTGCGAAGCAGTTTGCTGGACTTCAGAACGCAGGCAAGCCGCTGATTCTCGACCGTGGCGCGAAGTTCCTCAACACCGCCATGAGCTCGGTCGACGCACAGTCGAACGAAACTCGAAAGACGCAAGTAGAGCAGATCTGCTCCTTCATGGGTGTACTGCCGATTAAGGTGGGCTTCTCAGACAAAACAGCGACTTTCGCTAGCGCTGAAGAGATGAATCGTGCACACCGCGAAGACTGCCTGTCGCCGCGCTGGGAGTCGTTTGAGCAGTCGGCGATGATCAACCTGTTGACGGATGCAGAGATCGACGCGGGTCTCTACCTAAACTTCACGGAAGAGGGGCTGCTCCGCGGCTCAGCCAAAGACACGAAGGACGTCATCCTTGGCTACGTGAACGGCGGCCTGATGTACCCGAACGAGGGCCGCGATCTGCTAGACCTGAACCCCGACCCAGACCCTGCAAGCGACCAGCTACGCGTCCCCGCGAATATCGTCGGCGAGCCGAGGCCCGCCGAGCCGGTTGTAACAGCTCCCCAGGAGTAATCCCGCATGCCCAAACCGAATATGCAGCCCAAGGCTGCAGGACGAGTCCTGTCCGCTGAAAACGAACGCCTGCTGCGCGAGGCGCGCGACAATCTGGACGCCGTCCTGTCGCAACTGGCTGAAGAAGATCCGCAGGATGCCGGGTCATTCCGGCATCGCAACCGCATGGCGCTGAAGCCAGGTCATGTGCGTATCAATGCTGACGCCGGCGACAGCGAGGCTGAGATCCTGATCTACGGCGACATCGGCGGCGGCTGGTGGGACGAGGGCATCACCGGCGAGACGATCACGAACCAGATCGCCAACCTGGACGTCGATACGATCAATGTGCGCATCAACAGCGGTGGCGGTCTGGTCTTCGAGGGCCTGGCGATTTACCAGGCGCTGGCGCGCCACTCTTCGAAGATCGTCGTCCATATCGATAGCATAGCGGCCTCGATCGCCAGTGTGATTGCGATGGCCGGCGACGAGATCAGGATCAGCGAAGGTGCCAACCTGATGATCCATAAGCCGTGGTCAGGTATGTGGGGCGACGCCGACGCCTTCCGCAAGGAGGCCGACGTCCTCGACCAGTTGCAGGCCGGCCTGATCAACATCTACGAAGCTCGGACCGGTGCCAAGCGCGCAGACCTGGAGAGCTGGGTGAACGCCGAAACGTGGTTCCTCGGCCAAGCCGCGGTCGATGCCGGTTTCGCGGACACGATGGTCCCGGCCAAAAAGAAGAAAGCCGCCGCCTCGGCGATGCTCAACCACTTCAAGAACACCCCAAGCAATCTGCTGGCTTCGGCCGGCGGTCCCGAAATTCGCGAGTTTGAAGCCTTCCTCCGCGACGGAGAAGGGCTCTCGAACGCGCAAGCAAAGCGCATCGCAGCCGCGATGTCGCGGG